AGCAGCGTTGTTCAGGTTGCCGCCGACAAGAACCAGCCCGTCGCGTCATGAGTCCTTATTATTAAGAAGATATCCGATTTTTCAGTTGCATTTTCGTCCCGCTTCGCGGGAATTAAGAGGGGGAAGCCCCCCTCTGCCGCTCCGCGGCATTCACCCCCTACGCTGCGGCTCTGCCGCAGTCTGCCAGAGCAGAAAGACGGGCGGCGACGTACCAGGGCGCGGACGACAGAGCGGAGTTCACGGAGACACAGAAGCGGCCCGCGGCAGCAGCGTTGCCCAGGTGGCCGCCGACAAGAACCTCTCTGGTTCCATTCGTGCTTTCTGTGTAACTATTCATGCCGTAGGTGTTATCCGCATAGCCCGTCGAGGACGTTGCCTCTTTTCCGTTAGCGGTCGGGAAACGTACGAACGGATTATTCGAATCGTATCCTCTCTCTGAAATGTATCCGTTCTTACCTCCGATTTCTGCAATGACGCAGTCAACTTCTTCATAGTCACTATTCGGACCGCTCGATGTGGCCAGAGTTGCGTCATACGCAACATACATCTTGGCGATTCCCGATGTGATCTTATAAATAACATTAGAGAGGCATACATACTGTCCCCAAGCACATTCAACACCGAACAGCCTGTAAGGATACTTTCCGTTCGAATTGCTTCCCGGAGAACCGCAGGTTCCGAGAACTGTATCCGTCGCTCCGCTCCACCACGGCATTGTCGACAGGAAATTCGATGTAGCAACATCAAACGTCTCAAGTGCATCTATATAGATTGCGCTATTTCCGTTTCCGAGATCCTCGATCTGGGTAATTCTGCGTCTATCCACAATGTTGTTTGCAGTGGAACCACGGTCTTTTTCAGTACCTACTGACACGGTAGAGCCGACAATAAAGAATGCTGCATTCGCATTCGTAACGATAACTCTCTTCACTCCAGTCTCAGCCACTGCGGGACTGATCTGCTTATCATACGACGTGCATCCGGCCATGATACTCTGTGTATTTCTGGTGGCGAACGTCACCATGAACAGGATATTCAGGAACTCGTACTCCTGGACTGTCTCCATTGTGTACTGTGTGCCCTTCTTCTTCCATGTGGTGATCTGATTGTTATGCGATACTTTGTCCATCATCAAAGCATCAGACACGGTCATCGGAACGCCGCCATCACCAAGCGATACACCATAGCAGGCGATCGGAATGAAATCCCGGACTGTGCCGTCAGACTTGATTGCCGGACCTACAGGAGCATACCCTTCTTTCTGGGAGAGGCACAGGTCAATCTCTTCTCCGCCACCCGTGAAATCGTACTTGAAGTACATCGGCGGGAAGAGTACGTATGTGTCTCTTGTATAGCGGTTGAACTCTGCATCCGAATCGAAGTAATCAACGACAAACTCTCCATCCGCACGGACATGGCCGTTGACGATCATTCCGTAGAAGTAATTGTCGAAGTCGTTACGGGCTGCCGTCTCATCCGTTGAGGGATATGCCACCATATCGACGGCATTCTTCGTCCTAGTGCCCGCCGAGAGATGGGAATCATCCCAGGAAGGCCAGCTGCATCCAAATTCGAGCGAAGCATACCGGCTCGCACGAGTCTTGAAGTAGTTGGCTGCTATGCGGGATTTTGCCAATTCGTCCTGGCCGGATACCGATGAAAGGATATCCTGTACATACGAGAGGATAAGGTCCTGACGGTCCCGCGTCGCAAAATATATATCTGACATACTTTTATGCCCTCCTTATGATAATACAAATGTTTTCTCACGCCCCGAAATGTTACAGAATAACATACATACTGTTATTTATGTCCATCATGTCATCTGTTTTGCCATCACTTCGCCGTTCGCCATCTGGATTGTGTAAACTGCACCGGTGACAGAATCAGTGATGTACGGCTGTGCCTGCACCGATGTGTACGGCTGCCAGTAGTTGGCGTTCGCAAGGTTTATGCCGGCAGGAACGTCTGTCCTCGATATATATGAGACATTCGTAGTCTCATCATAGACCACGCTCAGGCGGTCATAAGCTTTGGTCGGATCGTGTACCCCTTCGAGGGAAGGGCTCACCTTGACTGTGACTGTTTGTGCCATATCTTTTGTACTTACCTCCAAGTTTCCGTCTGAATTGACAGCAAGACGCACCTTGTTCGATGCGGAGACGCGCATATACCCGTCAGTGTCCATTACGGCCTCCAGCTTCGCCTTCTTTGCTATTTCCAGCTCATCACCAGTTAAATATATCTCTATGCCGCCCGGGAGCGTCAATCGGCCATACAGACCGATTCCCACGATTCCCGGACAAGCACCTCCTACCATTTCGTACATTCGATCTCGACCTCCCCGTCAGCGCCTTCGCCGCCGAGGACATAGATCTTATCGACCGATCTGTACTTGCAGTCATCGGTCCGGCAGGTGTGCGTGCGCCACATATCTTCGCCGATACGCATCATGTCTTCCTTTGCTTCTTCCGTTCCGCATGACACATAGATGTCTGCTCCGCAGAAGTTCAGGATCAGGAATTCACATCCCTTCACATCGAATGAGAACTCCGTCGTGCTTCCGGCTGTTACTGTGTTACGAATCATCTTCATCGTCTGACACCTCTCTCATGAATACTTCACCGTTCCTTACGGTGAGTTTGTACCTTCGTCTCGTTACCTCATCGGTAACAACCATGGCAACTGCGATTGCATCCGTGTTGCGCTGTATCTGGTCAATGTAATCCTGTATCGTTTCAGCAGTAGCCTGTGCCTGCGCCGCGGCGTTCTGTGCCGCAGCCGTTGCCGCCTGAGCTGCTTCCTTGGCTTCTACGGCCTCCTGGGACGATGCCGCCAATGCGGCGAGCAAAGGCGAAACCTCCGAATCGGACAGATCTGCGTCACCGTTAAATGGCGTTTCTTCGATATACATGTAAAATTTTGCCGTGCCGAGATCATTGTTGCCGTATTTGACGCGGACCTTGCAGAGAGCAATTCCCGGAACTGCCGTCATCTGCTGAGTCGTGACGAATCGCACATATCCTCCCGTTACAACAGTGCCGTTCGCGGATGTGACATGATTGTCCGATTTCCTCACTTCCATAAGGTACGTAAGGGAAGATGATGTGGAGACATCGCCCATATCGATCTTTACATCGATGATCCGCCCTGTGTCATACTGACTGACCTTTAAAGTTGGTGGAATCCCGCCCGGAACGATGCTTATATCAAGTTTCATGCTCTGCCTCCTGTGCATTTTCCTTCATCATCTTCTTGTAGATAGAATTCTCATAGAGGCAGTCCAAAAGCTGTCCTTCAGCGAGTTCGAGCAGTAGGGATTTCAGAACATATCTCAGGCCTTCCCTCGTTGCTTTCCCGCCAGACATAAGGTCGGCGAGATATGTACGGATATTATCTTCTATCAGGTTGAGCGGAATGACCGTCTCCTCTGTGACAGTGTATGTTCCCTGCTCCGGTTCGGCCGAAGTGGATGCTTCAACGTTCTGCTCCGGAACAGGATCTCTTGTCATGTTGAATGATGCCATGTATTCACCTCCTTTATTTCCTCAGCCTCAGCGGGTGCCGCTTTTGGTTTTTATTTTTCGAAAAATATCCATAAATATGCATATTAACTCTTTATGATGCCATCCTCAACGTAAAGCCGGATATATTCGTGAACCGTGCCATCAGATACCATCTGGGTGGGCAAACACACCCATCCGGTATAACCGTTCGATGCATGGAGTGAATCGGCTGTTAGTCCTTTGTTTGTAACCGTAACCTGCGGATTATTTTCTCCGATTTGAACTACTGCGGTATTACCCGCTTTCAGTATCACTCCATAATCGCCCCAGACAAGCACATTTCTGTCGTTATTAGCGCCGGAGCCATATAACTCGTTCAGCTTTATTTGTCCGGTAACTCGTCCGTTGCTGGCTACCTTTCCGTATAAGTGGCCATCTTTAATATTTACTTCGTCGCCTTTGCTGTTTATGGTTGTTAGCTCTCCCATAATCAGCGCATTTTTCGCTACCATATAGCCATCATTCCGAACATGAAAAACTGAACCGCCCCAGTCCGGGCTGCTGTCGGAGCTGTTCCACGTAGCGCCGACGGAGATCGGGTACTTCGTCCCGGCTCCGAGAAGCGCATTCTCGGAACTTCCTTTCGTTGCGTTCCTTATCGAGTTGGTGGTTATCTCCCAACCGCCAATATAGCCCTTTGTGCAGTACATAGCGCCTGCTTTGGTGACGCGGAAAGGAGCATCGCCCCATGACACAGCGCTGTTTTTGTACGGTGCTCCGATTGCCAGGACGGAAGATCCCGCCGAAGCTCCCACAGCGGGCGCCTGTATAAGTACGTCCGCCCCGTCGTGCTGTTCCCTCCGTATGGTATTATTTATAATTTCCCAGTTGCCGAGATTGCCCGCTACGGCATGAATGCCGAGGTTATCGAGTCTTACTTTTTCTTCGTTGCCTGCGTCGACTACGGTGAGGAGGCCGTTCTCGTCGTCCTTCCCGCCGAGCTTCAAACTTATACCCTTCAAGCGGTCAGCGTCGAGCGTCCCCGTCCCGATGTAGGATGCATTGATGTATAACTGATTGCCTTCCTGATAGATACCCTTTATTGCTCCGTCATCGGTCAGCAGGTTAAATATCTGCGCATGCGTCATAGATGCCGCATCCATGTAGACGGGCATCACCTGTTCATCAAGAAGCACGTTCGTTTCCGAGTAAAGCCTCACACGGAAGTGAGACACATTCCAGTCGATGTTGAATCGGTCTGAAGTGCTATTCGTATCTGTCAACTTCGTGCTTGGCGTGTAAGAAGCACCCTTGGCCTGCCCTTTGATATACATAAAGACCGTAGCCGAGCGGTCCACAACTGCTTTGGATCGGTCATCGTAAACATCTGTCCACGATGTACCGTTGGTCGATGTTGCTATGACCCATGCAGCCGCGCTGTAAGTCACACGGCCTGTATTCTCGCCCTGTCTGCTATATGCGGTATATCGGATCGTGCCGTTATTGAAATTTCCATCATAAGACCGTTTGAAGTTGGGAGCGTAGTATGGAACCATGAAGTATGTCATGCCGTCATCACCTTTGATCTTGCTCCAGGAGTATTTCGTATATGACGTACTGTCCGCAGCCGTAGTGTCTACATAAGTACCGATATAGCTCTTACCTTCACTGACTGTCGTTGAGAATCCGGTTGCTCCATTCGCACTGTTCGCATATGCAATATGGAGATAGTATGTCGTACCATCCTTGCCGTCCTTACCGGCAATGCCGTTCGCTCCATCAGTGCCCTGGAACTTGCTCCAGGTGTACTTCGATGGACTCGTGCTGTCAGCCTCAGTGTAATCGACATATGTGCCGATGTAAGCCGATGGCGTTTCCGTCATCTGTGAGGAGCTGGTCGGGTTGGCCACCGCGGAATATTTGATGTGGAAGTACGGCGTTCGGCCGTCATCACCCTTGATCTTGCTCCACGTATAATCGAGATAGTTCGTGCTGTCAGCAACGACAGTGTCAGATCTTACTCCGATATAGACCGCCCCTTCAAAATAGGTGGTGGAGAATCCTGTTCTTCCGTCAGCTGATGTCGCATAAGCGAAATGTACATAGGCCGAAGAACCGTCTGTTCCGTCCGTACCATTGATGCCGTCTGTTCCATCCGTACCTACCCACTTTGTCCATGTGTAGGACGATGCTGTGGTAGGATCTGCGGAATTTGTGTCCACACAAATCCCTATGAACTCTGAAGGAGTTTCGGTAATCTGAGCATTCGTCGGATTAGCCACAGCGGAATACTTGATATGAACATAGTTCGATGTTCCATCCCGCCCGTTTGTTCCATTGGTGCCATTCGTACCATTCGTACCATTTATGCCCTGCCTTGCCACAGAGTATGATGTCGTTGAAGTACCGTCGCTGTAATTGACAATCGTCCTTGTCCAGAGGTAATTACCGCCGGCTACGGAAGGTATGTTAGAACTCCATGTCCCTGTCGGAGCAGTTGTGGCACTCGTTCCTGACTGATATCTGACAGTCGTTGAGGTTATCGTGACCGATGTACCATCGTCGCCCTTCATCTTGCTCCATGTGTAGTCGGAGTAGACCGTAGAATCGGCCTGCGTCGCGTCAGATCTGACGCCGATGTAAGTAGCTCCGTTGAAAGGTGTCACGCTGAAATTGCTCTGCCCATTCGCCGATGTGGAATAAGCAAAATGCACGTAAGCAGATGTTCCATTCGTGCCGTCTGCTCCGGCCGGGCCCTGTATCTGACCAACGTTCGTCCATGCGTTTGAAGCCCAGACATAAAGGTCTCCGGATACGATGTAGGCATCGCCTGTAGATCCTGTAGGATGAGCTGACTGCAGCTGAGCAATCGTGTCATAGCTTCCGAGGATTGTGACGGATGTGCCATCTGCCCCGTCTTTTCCATCCTTGCCTTTAATCAACGACCATGCATAGTCGGAATAGACCGTCGAATCTGCGACAGTCGTATCCGTCAGAACGCCGAGGTACTTGGCTCCTTCAAAAGGTGTAACACTGAAATCTGTCCGTCCGTCAGCTGAATTTGCGTACGCGAAATGTACATAAGTGCTGACACCATCCTGCCCGTCTGCTCCGTCCTGACCGTTTGTGCCGGGAATTCCGTCTGCTCCGTCATCACCCTTGAACTTTGTCCATGTATAGGAACTCGCTGTTGTCGGGTCTGTAGGATTCGTATCGGTACAGATGCCGATGTACATATCCGGAGTTTCTGTCATGTCGATGTCAGCCGGATCCGCGACAGGAGAGTATTTGATGTGGACATAATTGGAAATTCCATTTGTGCCATCCCTGCCATTTACCCCGTTCGTGCCGTCAGTTCCATCTATTCCCTGACGTGATACCGAGTACGATGTGGTTGTCGTATTGTCACTGTATGTCACGATAGTGCGTGTCCAGAGAAACCGACCATTGGCGCTGACGATGCTGTTGCTCCATGTCCCTGTCGGAGCAGTTGTGGCACTGTCGCCGGCCTGATACATGACAGATGTCGAAGTGATAGTGACCGATGTTCCTGGAATACCGTCCGCACCGTCTTGTCCCTGTAGTCCCTGCAATCCTGTGATTCCCTGCTTCACCTTGACGATGTTCAGAGTCATCGATGATGTGAGTCCCCGATATGTCGCTTCGAAAAGAACGCTCCCGGAATCTTCCGTCAAGGATGTGACAGTGTAATGATGCGTATTGGAATTGTATGTTCCATCGCAGCCCGTTTCCGTGATGTTGATCACTGCAAGATCTGTTACATCACTTGCACCGTACATGACCGTTACATCTGTCTCGCATCCGCTGAGGGATGCGTACACTCCGTCCGGATCGGTAGGCACTGCCTGATAGGAATTGGAGAGCGAGATGACAACCTGGCACGCCGCCTCTACGGCTGTCCCGGCTATGTAGTCACCCAGCTCCATGGTCTCTCCGTTATCGTCGACGTAGGCCGCGGATGACAAATGGAAGTCACCCGTGTCGAGATTCCAGTAGTTCCGACCACGACGGTCACTGATGAGTCCGAAGATACCAGCGTTGGCATTGATGCCGGCTGCCGTAATAGCGGTAGTCCAGTCCCAGTCAGAACCATCTTCAAGCATTTCCTTCGCAATTTCGATGCCCTGTGTGCCGATGGCCAGTGCTCCGTATGTGTCAGATTCCTCGTCCGTATCCTCGAAAAGGATCGCACGAACGTCCTGCTTCTGCGCTACTGATTTCTGAAAGCGCAGCTGTGTTTCCATGCCGTTGAGGATCCCTTTCACATACTCCGCCATGACCGTTCCATCGTCACGGAAGGAACCGGAGACACGATTAATAAAACCGCGGGTTTCCTTGAACATGTTGTATTCTGCAGATCCGAGGGTGACGCTAACGACCTTGTTCGTGATGCAGTCATATTCGATATGTATTGCTCTCGCCTCGGTCGTTATCCCAAGCTTCGTGTGGGATACATGGACCGTATCACCAAGTGCTATGTTCTCGAGACTCTGGAAGTCTTTGTACTCATCGGTAAGGCTCAATGCTATGAGATCTACAGTGAGCGAGACCTCCGGCTTGTCGGCGCCGGCAAGGAACATGTTCTCAGCCTGTTCCATCAGGGCTGCGTTCATCTCAGCCTGTGTCGTGCAAACGATCTCGCCTTCTTCACCTGTCGCATCTTCAGCAAATCTGACCTTTTCGAACGCGACCTCTTTGTAGTAGATGATCTCATAATGGTTGATGTACGGTGAATCCACCCAGGGCGTTTCTCCGCTAATCATGTGACCGTTGAAGGACAGTGGAACAATCCTCGTCGCAACATTGGACATGTCCAGCTTATAAGTTATGCCTCGCAGGTTCTTCCGATACCGCACTTCTACGCCGTGGTCAGCCCCAACCTTGTTATTGATGATCACCCGGTTGTTGTCATAGATGATCTCGCCTCCCCACCGTCCTATGAACGTCGGAGAAGCATCTCCATTGATCGCATCCATGAGATTCCTCCGGATGAAGTAAGCAGTGGATGCCGTAGTGATATTCGAACTGGCTGTGTATACCGAGCCGTTCGTCATAAGATTCAACGCTTCCTGCCCAGTGCAGCCCGTAGGCCTGATATCAAGAAGGAAGCAGTCCTTTGCTGAGTCAAAAAAAATGGGGACGGCCGTGACCGTTACCCCATTATCACTCTTATCATAAAGCCGTATCCTGAATCGCTGCCGGCGCCCCACGAAGGTATCAGCAACGATTACAGCCTCTCTCTCGATATGCTTCCATCTTCCCTCATCATCAAGGGGATGCCGCATCGAAAGTGTCCACGAACCATTAAGGTCCGCAGTAAGTTTGCATTCTGCCGGAACAAGAACAGCATCACCATTCCAGCTGAACTGCTCGTTCCCTGCATCGTATATCTGAATCAAGCCAAATACCTCCATCTCGGAATCACTGTGAGCGTGAATCCATTAGTGATCGTGACCGTGTTCTCACCTTCCCGGAGCCACAGGTCTTCGTAATCACCGGATACAGACGTATTCATCAGTGTCCCATCTGTCCTGTAAGCAAGCATAAGTTCCGTATCTATCGTCAGGTTCTGGCCAACATTAGCGACCATCGAGACATCATTGACGCTCAGTTCACACTCTCCCTCGCCGACGATCTTATATATCGGCTTGCAGAAATCATACTGATTGACCACCCGCGTTCCATCGAAGCTCTGCTCCTTCATTCCATCAGCAAGGTATGTGCCCGGCCAGACGGTGAACATACAGGTGAAATCGCCAACAACATCCTCATCACGGACTATATCCAGGATGTCAACTTTTTTGACCCGGTATAAAAGGTCTGGAGCATCCGTGAAGGATATGTGCTCCGCGTTCCTGAGCCATTTACAATGATCACGGAAGACCGACTCATAATCTTCCACCTGTTTGGCAATGAACTCAAAATGGAGCGTTATCGTCCAGTCGGGGTAAGTGCCCGTATGAACAACAAGACTTCCCTCCCGGCCGGGGATTGTCTCATAATTGACTTCCTCTCCCGGAAAGTTGTTTTCCGGGAAAGCTGTCATGAGAAGCCCTCTATCCAGTGAAGATCCATCTTCCGTGTACAAAGCATATTTGTTTGTCATGAATTAAATCCTCCCTTTCGCCCAGTCTTCGGCCTGCTGTCTTGCATTGAGCTCCTTAATCGTTGTCGTTGTTGCCTTTTTGTAGAGCGGTTCTCCGTCTACATTAATGGTCTGATACAGTGTAATCGGCTGATCTCCGTCATCGTCATTATTATCCGTTGGCTTCGGAAGAGCGAGCGAATTATATCCAGCTGCAGTCTCCTGTTTCAGCGTAAGTCCGGCAGTCTGTGCAGATACCGTTGCTGTCATGTGGTCCGACAGTTCTTCCATCTGCTTATCTACGTCAGCCAGCATATCAGGCATAGCGTCTTCCATACCAAGCGTGACACCCGGAGGAATGAAGCGTCCGACCTCTCTCCTCATCCTCTTGGAAGGAGATGCGATACCGAGAGCCGCCTCAGCTCCGTCTATAATGCCAGAGAAGAATCCCCAGACCTGGTCGGTAAACCACCCGATCATGCCTTCGATTCCGTCCCACAGGCCCATGACGATGTTGTAACCGATGTCCGCCATCTGTGACGGCAGTTCGCTCAGTGTGTCGTAGATAGCCGAAAATATATCGGATGCCGCCTCACGCGCACTCTCGAGCATGTCACTGCCCCACTGCACCAGATTGTCCCAAGTCTCGCTCAGAAAATCTCCAACTCGACCGGGAAGTTCTTGGAAGAACTCGCAGATTGCCTCGATGATCTCGGATGCCGCCTCACGCGCACTCTCGAGCGTTTCACTACCCCACTGTACGAATTTCTCATATGTAGTGGTCAGGAAGTCCCAGATTTTGCCGGGGAGCTCGTGGAAGAATTCGCATATTGCATCTATTATTTCGCCCGCAGCTTCACGGGCACTTTCGAGCATGTTACTGCCCCATTCTACGAATTTGTCCCAAGTCTCAACGAGGAAGTCCCAGATTTTGCCGGGGAGCTCGTGGAAGAATTCGCAGATAGCCTCGATCATCTGGGGTACGTTCTCGCCGATCCATGCGATTACATCCTGCCCCCAGCTAATCAGCGTACCGATGACATAGCCGATCGCATAGCCGATCTTGTAGGGCAGTTCTTGGAAGAACGTGACGATAGCTTCTATGATAAGCGGGACGTTCTCTGTTATCCACGCACCTGCAGATGCGGCCCATGTTCCGAGCTGTGTGATGATGCCGTTGAAGAATCCTAAGACCTTTCCGGGCAGTTCAGAGAGCCACTGGCCAGCTGCGGTGAAGACCGACGTGATTGCCGGCCATGCCGTACCTGTCCACCATTGCGGGAGCGTTTCCGTGAAGAAAATCTTCACTGCATCCCAGTTACATATTACCGCTATGATCGCGGCGATTGCGGCGGCGATCGCTATAAGCGGACCTACGCCGATGGCGGCAACAACTCCTCCGAGCCCGGTGACAATGGTCGTTCCGAGAGAGGCGATTCCTGTGGCCGCCGCCGTAGCAGCTCCCGAAAGACCGGAACCGATGGACGCCAACAAGCCTCCGGAACCGAACAGCCCGCCGATCTTGGCTACGATAGCTCCAATCTTCGGGAATTCGAGAGCAAGGACTTCGGTAAGTGTTCCTGCGCCTCCAGCCCACAGCTGGTATGCCTCGTTCGCTTTTGTCGCGAACGAGATCGTGTTGCCGACCAGTCCGCTCATGCCCTTCGTGATGGACGAGAACGTGCCTGTAATGGTCTTCAGCGCCTTAAAGGCTACGAATGCTTCAACGACCTTTGCGACGGCTGCTCCGAGCTTTCTTGCGGTCTCAGGATCCATCTGGCCAAATGCTTCGAAGATCTTCTTAACCGCTTCATAAGCTCCCTCAAGGAGCGGACCTATTGTCTTGGATACCTCGCCGAATATGCCGTCGAGGAACGCTCCGAATGCGGGGTACTCCTCGCTTATTCCGTCGATGATGCCCTGTATGATCTTCCGACCGGTGTCTATGATGTCAGGAAGATGCTCTATGAGAGCCTGCGCCAGCTGACCGATGATTGATGCTGCTGATGATGCGATTGACGGCGCGTTATCTATTAGGGACTGCGCGAAGTTGCTCAGTATCTCTTCGCCCTTCGCTATGATGTCCGGCATGTTCTGGTCAAGTCCCGCGAGGAACTGCGCCAGAAGCTCCACTGCAACCGTCCATATATCAGCTGTCACACTGATGAGGCCTTCTATCAGAGCCGTACATAACTCAGCACCGGCTGTTCCGAACGACTCTTTGTTCTCGAGGATAGCCTCCGCCATTGCGTGAACTGTGTCCGTTGCCGTAGTGATGATCGTCGGAGCGAAATCCAGAGCCATCTGCGCTATATCAGCAAGTGCGTGTCCAAATGCCGTTCCAAGACCTTTTAATCCATTCTCGGACAGTTCCGCGTTCATGTCGTTGACGATGCCGATCACCTTCTGCACAACTTCTTTAGCAGGTTCTTCAAGGCCTTCATAGAATGTGATTCCAAGGCCTTCTATGGACGACTTCAGAATCGTGATTGCACCTTGCAGGTTGTCGATCATCGTCTCTGCCATGCGCTCTGCAGCTCCATCGCAGCTTCCGATGCTGTCCTTCAGCTGAGTTACATCCTCATCTGTTGCATTGACGATCGCAAGGAGACCGGACATACCATACTGACCAGCTAATGCGGATGCATAACTTGCTTTCTGCGCGTCGGTCAATCCAGAGAAACTCGTCCTCAACTGAGCAATAATGTCATCGAGGCTCTTCATCGAACCGTCTTCGTTCTGGATCTGCAGACCGAGTGCTTCAATAGCCTCCTGAGACTGTTTGGTCGGCTTTACAAGCCTTGTGAAAACATTTCGGAGTGCCGTACCTGCCTGACTGCCCTTGATTCCGGAGTTGGCCATAAGGCCGATGGCAAGCGAGACATCCTCAATATTGAATCCCATCGCCCCTGCGACAGGAGCGACATATTTGAATGTCTCGCCCATGAGCGAGACATTGGTGTTAGCGTTAGCGGAGGTCTGTGCAAGGACATCCGCAAAGTGACCGGAATCTTTGGCTTCCAGACCGAAAGCGGTGAGCGCATCCGTTACGATATCAGATGTTCTGCCGAGGTCTTCACCGGAAGCTGCCGCGAGGTTCATGACGCCGGCAAGACCGTCGTACATCTCCTGCGCATCCCATCCAGCCATGGCCATATAGGAAAGGGCTTCGGAAGATTCCGTTGCGGAGAACTTCGTTTTCGCGCCCATCTCCTTGGCTTTTTCCGTCAATCCGTCAAAGCCGTTCACGACCTGTCCGGCATCATTGACAAGAGTCTGTGTGGAGGCACTCGAAATTGCTTCCACCTTTGACATTCCTGCCTCGAAATCCATACCGACCTTTGTCGCATATCCGCCGATCGCAGTGACGGCGCCGGCTGCGGCTGTCAGGATGTTCTTCGTGACGGCAACGGCTCCGGACCCGATTCCTTTGATCTTATTTATGCCCGACTGATAGCCCGATGTGTCGAGCTTTGTATCGAACTTTAGAGTGCCGTCGTAGCTCAATACACACCTCCTGATGTCATCGGCTCAACGGCTCTACTTGACCTCCTTTGTCTGGTTACCTTTCGTTATCTTAATTTCGAATATCTTCTTGCAGTGCCTCGCCTTGCATCTGACGAAAATTCCTTTGCACTCGGCGGAACTGTTGTAAGTGACATTCGTTGTATGCCCGCAGTAGGGACAGATCACTTTTCGTTCCATCATCCGCCTCTCTTCAGACTTTCAACCGCAGACACATCCCCGTTCTGGAGGGCTGCGATAAGTTCCTTCTCTTTCTTGCTCTCTGTGACGTTCTTGCCGTCAGGCAGCCTATACAGATCCTTCATCCTCTGGTAGTAGGCCTTCTGCTCTTTACTCATGTTCTTGTTTATTTTGATTGCCCTGCAGTGCATGACATCCACGAACAGACTGTCGCGGAGTGAAATGAACATAGCCCGGAATTTCCACCAATGCAGGTGCTCGATATCCTGAAGATCTATACCGTACTGGGCCAGGAAAGCCGAATAGATTAGGTTCGCATCATACTCATAATCGTAGATGCGCTTTTCACGCCCTGACCCACCGGATGAACGTTCTTTCTCTTCTTCCGGCTCTCCACATCGGTAGAACCAGAGGAACTGATCAACCGCTTCCTTTATGTTCCAAAACGGGACATTATCTCCATAGAAGTTAAAGAGCGCCTGTGCAGCCTTGTCTTCCTTGGACAGATCTGCATCTTGCAGGAGCATCTCCGTAATCATCATCGAGCGGAAGTCTGCATTGATCTCGACCTCATCGCCATCAATGGTCACACTGTACGGCAGAGCATCGATGATGATATTGCTGTTCATGATCTGCCTTTCTTATTGGGGAACTGTCTCTTCTTTTTCGCCTCTGCCCTTCTCTGGGCACGGTTGCCTGCGTTGTACCGATTATTGAATTCCGACATCTTATCCGTAAGAGCATCCTTCTGAGCGTTCGCCAGCTCCACGATGGAACCCCACGCCTTGATGCGCTTCATGAGGCTCTTTGTCTTGAACGCCTGCGCCGCGGTTCCTTCTCCGAACAGATCGTCAAACCGACGGTCGATTTCCTCTACAAGAGCCCTTGTGCGTTCTGAATCGGAACCTGCAGGTGCGCTGAAACTCTGCAGTGCATATCCTGCCGCCTGGAGTTTGTCGAGGAAGTCAGGATCGGATGCATCGATCTCAAGCGTTACATCACCGACTTTGAGTTCCCCCGTGATATCACTGGAGAGAGTACCGATACCTTCTGAAAAAATATTGTTATCAAGTGCGTTGCTATCCATTCATGCTCCTCCTTACGATGCTGCTGTGAACGTGTTGTTCGAGATGTTGAACGTGCCCTCGACGAAATCTCCCTGCTGATGGAGCGTGCCTTTGACCTGCATCTCGGAATCATCCGGCGAATACTCCGTAACTTCTGCGGAGACACGGAACTTACGCGCCGGATAGGAAGAATCTGTCGGAGTGTCCCACAGATCGACCACGATATAATCGAAGCAGGCGTCATCTCCCGTCAGCTGATTGCGGCCTACTTCATAGAGCTGCTTGACCGGGGTCTGGGACGGAATATGATCCGCCGTGAATCCCCATGACGCACTGTAGGAAGAAACGCGGGTTGTCTTTGCCTTCTGATGGACATACTGTTTCTCCTTGGTCTCAACACCTGTCTCCCCGTTGATCTCGGTAAAGCCAAGGCCCATCAGGTTATAAGTCTGCTCTGCAGATCCAACTGCATTAGCTCCAAGATAGTTGCCTACAAGATGCCGCTTTACGACATTCTCACTTGCATTCGGCATAAGTTACCTCCTTAAATACACAAGCTGCATCTGTATCGAATACCTTGCAGTCTTGCCGTTTGTGCTCTCCAGATGCCCGGGGAGCGTTACATATAGATGCTGTGCCTTCATTCCATTCGGAAGTGTCGGCAGATTGCCCTCTTTGTCCTGATCCTCCACCCAGTCGGACAGCTGGTCATAGAACGCTGAGTTCTGCAGATTGACAGCTGTCTCCTGGTCGAAGATCTCATTCGAAGAGAGCGTGAAATTGAACTGTCTGACGGTGCTGCCGTCAAGATACGTCTTGCGCACCCGAGTGCTCGGAACATAGCTGAATGCATAGTTGAGAGTCTTTTCCGGGAGCGTGTCAACCGAAAATGTCCCATCCTCATTGAGGACAGGACACTCTCTAAAGAATTCGACAACACTGTTCATGATAGCTGTTGATGCATCAGCCATTTTTTGAACCTCCTGACGCTATTTTCAGAGCGCCTTCCCGAATGGTATTCAGATTCGCGGCCTTCATCCGCTCGAACCAGTAGCTGCCACGATTCGCGTCATAGGAACGTGTCCTTGCAGTGTGGTAATACTGTCTGTCCGAATATACGGCAAGATAGTTGACCTCACCGGATCCTATCTCTGTTCCGAGAATACCGCTCTGAATCATGAATCCTGTTTTGATCGGCATGAGCGGAGCATCAAGACGAAGGACTTCGGAATCGACGAACTTCTGTGCCTTGCTCATCCGACCATTTATTTTTGACTTAAATTCCGGATTGAACTCGAGAGTTACGTGACCCTCGTCATCTAAGCTGAGCCTGCCTCTTGGTACGTCAATTACCTGCGGTCCTGCCATCAGACACCTCCTATCCTCATGTGCGATACAAAATCAGATCCGCGCGTTGTATTATCCTGCCACTCTGATATGAGGCAGTATTCCAGCGACGATTTGCGGACCTCATTGACGTCAGAGAGTGAATCACCCTTGAGCACTACGTCATCCTTCTGAATCGTCCAGTGGCCATCAGGAGAGGCACTGTACGCTTCCTGCGGGAGATAAGTATCCATTGCAGGATTTCCGTCAATTGTTGCCGACTTAGGAATCCTGATGATATAGGTATCATCCGTCTGCTCATCCGTCCCCCCTGTCCGGGAGAATTTGTGGACAAAGCATACTCCCCTGATGACCGTTGGACGGAATACGTGAGACCTCGTTGCCTTGTCAGCCACTTTATTGAATATTGTGATATCCGCATTGACTATCATGTGGATACCTCCTTATCCCACTTCCTCGACCATCCTTTGAACATCAGGCCAGTGTGTGCAAGGTATTCGCTGATGATATCCATCACTGCATTATCGCAGTTCTCCGCATCTGCAGATTCATCTGCGGAATCAACACCTGCGTAGGATACACTGTATCCGTCATTCGATTCTGATTTGACTGTCCCGTTTGACGAGGCTGATTCTCTCGCCTTTTTTCTCGCGTCATACTCATACATGACTTCGGCTGCTCCGCATACGGCATCGAACACCGCATCCGGGAGCACAGATCTGTCAAGCTTATCAGTCCTCCCGAATGTCAGATATTCGATCCTCATGCTGGCCTTGTAAGACCACGAAGCCCATGCCGACTCAGGGACGGTAGAGCCAAAGTAAGTCTGAGTATAATACTCGTAGTCAGCATAAGGTTTCTGCATAGCATCAGCCCAGAGACTTGATCATTCCGATCGGAATCATCTTATGCGGATAGAAAGCATTGCCGGCTCCGTTCTTTACAAGGCTCCAGTTCGCTCCGTTCGCCAGCTCTGCGTCTGTCGGGGATGCAGTAACCTGAGATGCCATCTCATAGGAAATTCCTCTCGGTACCCACATCTTACGCTGACGAGTGTACAGAGTATCCTCGCCGCCATTGGTCTTCGGGTCACGGTCAACTTCGGACGGAACCTTCGCTCCGCAGTTGCAGAACTCGATAGCGCCGCGTCCAAGGACGAACGTGGTGTAGACCGGATCCGTGCCGGAGGTGTCTACAGGAACGCCGTCATCGATCATGACCAGTCTGCCGTTGACCGTTGCAAGTGTCGTATCCCTCTGGATACCATCTGCATCATTGTACTTGGCGTAGGTCAGAATCTTGAGATTCTCAAGGTTTGTAGCTACGACAGAGTGCAGGATGGCAAGGGAGAAAGCAGCCTTTCTGTCACCGCAGGCCTTCTGCATGCCGGTATTGAGGGACGTTCCATCGAGCATACCGACCTTGCCTTCGGAGTTCGTGACAGCCGTGCAGTCATACACATGGTTGTTTACGAACTCAGCATTTCCGGTACCGGTCATAGCAAAGACGCCCGCGAAGATGTTGATGAGAGTATCCTGATCTACATCGTCCCAGTAGTCATGGACCTGATTACCAGCCTGGGACAGGAAGTCCTGACCGCCGGTGATGTCGAAGGAGAAGTCTTTCTCCGTCCATGCCTTTGCGCGGCCTACAACGACCTTGCCCTGCATGTAGGTATCGAGATTGGATGCTGTGATATCGGTCTGGCCATCATAGTTGACCGGAGCGCCACCAATACGTCCGCTGATTGGAGTTTTGATGTAGTTGCCGCCGACCTGATCTCTCAGGACATTGGCATACTCCGGATGCTGCACGACTGCTCCAGATCTGAGGAGCATGTTCATGCGGGTGTTCGGAATTGTTTCCATATACTTCTGGAATACCTCGTCATTCCAGAATTTCTTATCGAATAAACCAGGCATAGTTTATTGTCCTCCTTAAAGTGTTTGTGGAGCATCATTTGTTCCCGTTGAGGAGTGCTCCTACGTCAGCATCGGGATGTGCGTTCTTGTACGCCATCACCTCTGCAAGTGTCATTCCCTTGCTCTTCGGCGCGGGATTTGTCGGTGAACTCATCGGATTCATCTGGGAGAAGAACGGGAGCGGATTCTGAGCCGGAGCAGGTTTCGGCTCCGGCTTCGGTTCCGGATCGGCAACCTTGAAGGCGTCAGCGTACGTCTTGCGGAATCCCTTCATAAGATCGTCAGCACCTACAAGAGCACCGTCCTTGACGGTAAGACCCTGTTCAGCCGACAGCAGGTCACGAATCCCCTTCTTGGCCAGAGATGATGTGAACTCCGTTCCGGACAGATACTGGTCAATAAGGTGATCTCTCTCCTGCGCTGTCAGTTTTGCATTGAGAGCCTTTGTCTCGGTCTCATATTTCTGCTTCCAGTCTGCAGCTTCCTTCTTGACCGTCTCGATTGTTACTCCATCTTTCTCAAAGCTTTCCAGTTTGACGTTCGCCTCTTTGAGCTGTGTGTCAAGCCCGTCTGCGCGGGTCTTCTCGCGGTTGAACTTCTCCTGGCTGACATAGCCTCCGGCCTTCAGATCTACAACATTGATTGTCTTGTCTGCCGTAAGGGCAGCAATGAACTCATCAGCTGTCATAGTCTTCGGCGCTTCGCCTTCTTTCGTTTCTCCCCACAGTTTCTTCAGAAATTCGTAAGCCATAATGTATCTCCTTATTCGCTAGATTTAGTTTAAACGACGGTCAACTCCGTCACGGCTATCTGGACTTGAACACCGTCCAGCCGGCGCCTGGCAGTTTAAACGTCTTGCCCGGGACATATAAAAAGAGGGCTGCGGACAGCCCCCTCTTTCGTGAGAATTTATAAAGCATGAATTGTAGGCACAGGATTATACCCATTTCCTATCGTTTGTTAACATTTACTGCCATTTACTACTGCCACTCTAACCCTCGTGGCGGGGAGATAGCAGGATCACCTCCTTCAGCTGTTGTCTGTCGGACCTCTGAGCAGTGTTCGTTTGCTCCGCACCTTACTCACCTCCTCCTTTTTATATTCCCCTGTCAGGTCAAAATAGAGCAATGGCAAGGACAATTATGTCCCTACCTGCCAGTTAGCAATTATCTGTTCACCCGGAACAATGTCTGGAACATAGCCTTGGACATCATGCCGATTTCTCCCGTCTGGAGATGCACGACATAATCTCCGCACCGGCCTTTAAGCCTTCCGCGATCCGAGTATAGAGTAAAGCCGTAGATGCGGTTGGCTCCATCCTCGATACGGCTGTCGATGAAGATCTTCTCATTGTCGACGGCCTTTGCGAACCAGAAAGGAGCAACACGGTCATCGTACCTGGACGTGAACTCGAACGCATCTACGACAAACGAGTTGCTTCGATAGTTCACGGAAACCTCCTTACTGTGCAGTAACAGGGATGCACTTGTTCTCCCACTTCTTGTACGCATCAAGGTAGGCTTCCTGCCTGTCACCATTGAATGTGATCTCGTAATACATGCCGTCTGGGACGGTCGTGCTGAGCAGAGCCTTGTGATTCTGGAGAGTCTTACAATACGTGACAACGTACACATCACCCGTCTCGATATGCCCATTCTTGTCGGTCTTGTCTGCCCTGCTGTTGAAATAATCAACTATCTGCTCCTTGGCGAACTGAATAAATTCTTTGCTTCCCATAAATTTCCTCCTTATCCGACTGTGAAGGCCGTCACATCACGCATGTTGTAGCCGGCAATCCACTGTTCATTCTTGATGATGATGAGATAGATTCCGCTGTCCTTTGCGAGGACTTCGTAATCATCCCAGAACTTCTGCGGGATAATGTCGATCTTACCGTCCCGGAAGAAAACCCTGATCTTCTGTTTCTTCGGCTTTTTCTTCTTTACCTTTGCCATGGTTACCTCCTGTCATTCAACAACTTCCCAATCCGTAGCGAGCATGTCGGCCTGCGAAGCAAGCCAGCCCATCTGAACTCCGGACGATCCGACGAAAGCGAAAGCTGCATTGCCTATCGCGTCATGCTGGACATTGATGCAGTCACCCTCTGCATTCTTATAACTGATGCAGGTCGCAAGCTCCACGAACTGATTCTTGCCGTTCCATCCCCTGCGCCGGATCCGCTTACCGTAAAGCTTCGCCATCTGGATAGCTTCACCGAAGGACATGCGTTTCTGTGTTCCGCCAAGCACCGGGCAGTTCGTCTCATCGGCATGCATCCAGTCATCAGCAAGGATGTTGCGGAGCGTATACTCTACCCGCTGTGTTTCACGGATATCAAGGACAGGCTCACCGTTATCGGATTCTTCCGGCCTGCAGTGCATCCGGATCGTCTCCTCAACATCGTCCCAGTCCCAGTATCCCGCCCATGCAGGACGTTTAATCTTTGCACCCGCCTTCATGGCATCTAATGCAACTGCAAATTTCATGGATACCTCCTTTTATGCATAATTAAAGCATCGGTCTCCCGATGCCAAGTTACCTTGATGCTCTTCTGTTAGCCCATACTGCTCTTTGAGAAAGTGACCTGCCGAATCCGGGAACCCTGACTCGGTCATTCTCGGCATCTCTGCCTGTCTGTCTCAGGAAGTCCTTCAGCTTCGCTTCCTTCTCCTTCAGCTTCACGGATTCTGATTCAAATCCATCTCTCAACGTCTCGATTGTCTCGTCATCTTCTGCCTCATCAATGGCAGCATCAATGCCTGACAGGGTACGCTTTGATTCCCGTATAGATCTCTCCATTTTTCTCTGGAGCTGTGAAGCTTCATAATCGTGGTACTCATCTCCGTCATACTCTACCGTATGGTTCGCATATTCAGACAGCTTATCAGCTGAGTATGCCCTCTCCGAAATACCTGGCCAGAACGGGTAAAAGGTATGCCGGCAGTTCACACCGCACAATCCTCCTGCATCGCCATAGCCTGTGGATTCTTCGAAGTTTGGATAATCAGCTGTCGCGCCCTCGATTTTGAAGACCTGTCCCTGCCATTCGGCGTGGGATGGTCTTGCTCCCGGATGAGCGGAAGTCTCATAATACTCGGCGTCCAGTTCCGCAGCGTTCATTTCCGTTATGCGTCCTGCCGTCTGATTTAGGCTTGTCAGGACGTTTCGACGTATTGCAACATCCAATTTATCGTTACGGCTCGGAAATGCGACTGTAGCGCCCTCTCGGCCTACTTTCTTGACTGCCTGATAGATAGCCTCGGCAGGTGAAAAAGCACCGGAAGAAGCTTTCATGAACGCTTCGTTCGAGCATTCCATATAGAGTTGTCCACCGGTTGAGCCTGTTGTCAGTGTGAGGTTGTGGATATTTCCTGCTGTTCTGTCCACCATTGCATCTAAAATCTGTCTCATCTGCGGCGACAAATTCATTTCAACTTCAATTCCATTTCGGATAAGGGGAGCAACATTGCTTTGAATGTTGATATTCATAGCCTCACCGAATATCCTCCTGATTTCTGCATCCGACTTGCCTGCGTGCTCCGCAACTCTGCGGAGGATATCGTCTTGTAAAGCGCCAAGGTGTTGTAACTGTCTGTACTGGATGTTGGCAGTGTCGGTTAGTTCACCTGTCTTCACAATTCTGCGGGCTATGTCCCTTATAATGTTATCTTCGAGATCATCATAGAGCCTCACAAGATACTCGGATGCGGTCGCAAGATATTCGGGAGTCAGCATTTCCTACCCCCTATTCTTTCGGAAACAGGGAATCTGCATCAGGAAGCGGTTCGGGCATCATTTCCTTTGCTTCTTCCTCTGAGCAGCCGAAGTACCATGCAAGGAAAAGCTCCGGTTTGAGCTTATTCGCCATGACCATAGCCCATCTTCTCTGATACTCAACGTCTGTATCCTCAAGAACCCCATCTCCGAATGTTATCGTTGTTTCGACATTTCCTGCAGGGCAGATATTATAGAGAACTGCTATCTCCTGTATAGCCATTGAGAGCTGCTGAAGGCCGTTGTTCCACTCATCCTGCATGAGTGAGACGGTATTGAAAGAACGCTGTTTGGACATCTTGATTTCCGTTGCGGTCTTCTCGATCTCCTGTGCATGGCTCAGGGTGCCGTATGCAAGGCCGCACAGCCACTCGATCTTATACAGATGCTCATTGAGTCCATTGAACTGCGACTGATCACGGATCTGCGGTAGGTACGGCTCGAACATTGTCTTTGACTCGTGCATCCTGCTGTGATACAGGCGGAAGAGGCGTTCCTTTCCAGCCGGAAGCATTGGTCTTCCGGAGCTGTCCTCTTCGAACAGTGTCTCATCCGCATCAACGGCAGCTTCGGTAGCCACATACTCCCAGAGCACACGACCATACTGCTCATCAGCGGCCTGTATCTGCTCGTCAGCCAGGGAATAAACGCTGACGCCGAGCGGTGATTCCACATCTACCGTATTCGGCATCGGCACTTTGATGTATGTGAAGAGTGGAGCCTTCATGTTCTGCATTTCAACTTCCGGAAGGATAGCGGCCCATTCCTCAACATCGGTCAGCGGAATCTCTCTCTGGAGAAGTGTATCAAGTTCAATCCTGTCCAATCCTGAGATAGAAGGATTCCTCGCGACATACGCTTTGTTCGTGACCTTGTATTTCGTGCCAGACAGCTCATGTATCTCAAGGCGTGTGTAAATATCCTCGCCGACCGTCTTGTACTGCACAAAGACCGCCGAAGTAACTGTCCCATTACTGTCAAACGAAATCGGATAGAACTTATCCGCCTGTATCCACTCAACTGCAACGGATGTCGGAGCACCCGTCTCGTCAGGAGCGGACGGATATGCCTTGGCTACGATTCCTCCCAAAGCACAATAGATAGCCACATGACGGAATTTCTCCATCAGGGCACGTTTCATCTGCTCATCAACGAAGGTTGCCATCGCGGATCCGGACGATTCCATATGGAATTCCGTGAGGATCAGTCTTGCGAACTCCGCTGATATAGCTGCCGGGAGATTGAGGGTCTTAACATCTTTCTCCCCGCCTTTCCATAACGGCTCATCTTTATACATAGACAGCCAGAGCTCAATGCCGTTCTTCATGAGCTCTGACTCAGCGATTCTTACGCCAAGTTCTCTCTCGACACTGGCTCTTGGGAGCATCGATCTTACCCTCCTCTTAATCCAGTTCCACATCTCTGGGATATTCACTGCGGTTTCCTCCGTCAGTTGCCAATTGTTACCTGTGTGTCTTACGCTTGATCATCCTCTCAATGGACCGCTCAAATGTGTATTCAAAAGCATCCATCGAATCAATGTCCGATGTTCCGTTATCGAGACGGATGTTCTGCGTTGGTTGCTGCGGGTCCCAGATTGCAGTTCCAATCGCTCCCATGAGCGACCTGCAACCAGTCTCCACATAATAAAATCGCTCCTGCGCATACATGGCGGTCAGAGCGAATATTCTATCGTTTATGTATGTCTTGAGAGCATCTTCCACCCTCAGATTGATACCGGCCTCGGCGAGTGCGTTCCTCATCCCTCGGATAAGGACCTGTTCTTCCGAATCGGCATATACTACTGTTACAAACCCGAATATCCTCTGGACATCACGGACGAACCTTAGAAAGAACTGATTGAATTCGTTCGGTCCTACGTCCGCAATACGCATCCCGGTATCTTCATCGTTACCGCCCTCAAGGTATCTCCGGCTCCTGAGAGCTATCATCTTCTCATAATTCCGTGTCAGGCCAGTTGCCACGAAGGCATGTCCAGATCCGTTCCCGCCGAAGTCAACACCTATGATGACCTTGACGATCTCCATCGACCTTGCCTGCTGTGCCGTAATGCTGTGCGGTTTTATCTGCCCGGCAGGAAGGGAAAATTCAGCAGCCATCTTCGGATATATGAGACCTTCAGCAATACATCTCTGGCCGAGAATGTCTCGGTTGTACCATATCGTCCCAGGCTCATACTGAGAGATAAACTCTTTACGTGACTCTTCTGATATGTTGATGTTGTCGAAGATCGTGAACTGCTTGTAATTGACACCACCGAGCATCTCACCCTTTGCAGCCCTCTCGACGTATTTGTCGATGTACTCTGTGTAGATAGGTGAATTAGGATGATCAGGGTTCAGATCCCAAAAGAACTTCCTTCGATGTGATGCGAGCGTTCTGTTGAATGCCTCTTTGATAGTGTTGTCATGATGCAGGTTAATCTCTGTCGCAATCCACATAGCCGGCGAGGATCCACGGAAGGACTTGAAGCTGTCTGCCTTGCCGCCGCCGCAAAAGATTACTATCTTCTGCTCGTAATGCGTGTCAGGACCGCTTATGATAAGCGCCTCATTCCCTTTGTACTTTCCCCAGTGGCATTGATTGTGGAAAATATGCTCCAGACCGAATCCGTTACAGTCACCGATGTTCAGCTTTGCGATCGCCCCGGTACTCCCTGTTGCCAGGAATATCTTATCCGGATGATCCTTCAGTTCGTAGGCGAACGCTTTCACGTTATCCACGGTCTTACCTGCTCTGACAGCTCCCTCGGCGATATTGTAGGTGTTATACCTGCATGCCCTGATATAATCGATGTGCTTCCGGGAGAAATTGAAGTCAATCGTCTTCCGACGCTTCACTTCCCTCCGCGTCTGCCGACACCGGAGAGTCCTGTGCGTTGTCCGCATCGTCCTCACCTCCATATATCAGTGCATCGATTTCCGACGTATCCTCGATTTCCAGATCTGTGCCAAGAAGTTTATTCGTCTGTGCGTCGACCTGCTCAATGCGAGCATCCAAAAGTTCAAGTTCAAGCTGACGCTTCTTCTCGCGGTGGGAGGCTGCTTCTCTGGCCATGCGCAGATCTTCAAGCTGTTTGAGGTCAGCTGATATCTGTTTCTGGATGGAAGTAAGCTCCCTGTCCAAACGGGCAATAAGATCTATCGTTGCCTCTGTCTTGGTATTCTTCTCTCCTCCCTCTCCAGGAAGTGCCACGCCAGCTTTCACAAGGATTTCCTTCGCCTGTTTGTATTCCTGCTTCTCCTTCTCTCCTTCTTCACCCTTTGCGAATGCTCGTTCCTTCCGCATCTGGTCGATAGATGAGATATAGAGCGGATCCTTTTTCTTCTCTTCGATGGCAGCCATGACACGCCTCTCACGGATCGTGAGCACCTGTATCTCCATGATGAGACGGTCTTCCGTATCGAAGTCAGACATATTCTCAAGGAGTTCCTTATCCTCATCTCCGAGGAAGTTGAAGAACACGGCTCGATATGCCCCATGCTTGACGGCTTTTTGATTACGAGGAGCAGATGATTTATTCCCGACAGCGTTCTTGTTACCTTTCGGTGCCCCTCTCTTCTTTTTCCGAGCGTTCGTTTTCTTGCTCGCCTTTTTGGCAGGCTTCTTTTTTGGCGAACGTTCGTCTTTATCTGCGTCCCACTTCTGGGTTGACTTCCAGCGTCGGACAGTGCCCGCGGGGACTCCAAGTTCCTCAGCAATATCTTTGAGCAGCTTCCCGTCATGATACATCTGCTCAGCTTTTATGCTGTCTGGACTTCTTGCCCTTGGCATTGTCCGTCTCCCTCCTTTGTGTGTTTTGGCAGGACAGCAGAAAGGAAGACGGTTTGGGGATTCCGTCTTCCTTGGTGTGTTCTACTATCCATATAACATATTCGCTCTGAATTATCTGACATCATACGATTATGGCAGGTCGATTTTTACATCTTTGTCAGGAATTCAGCTTTTGAATATTCATTCTTGCCGCTCGCCATCATCTTCAAGAAATCATCCTTTGAGAAATCCGACAGGCGGAATATCTCTTCCGGCTTCATGCCGAGCTGTTTTCCGATCTCATCAACCGTTTTTCCCTCATCCATCAGCTCTTTCACGATCTTCTTCATCGGTTCGAGCAGATGCGTACCTCTCGCCCTGTTGTGCGTAACGGTTCCGTATATGTCCTCGGAGTGTTCCTTGTGTGCAACAATCACGATAGGAACCATCCCTCCGAGCATACGCATCATTTCTGGCTCACCGGCAACTGTCCACCGATGGAATCCGTCAATGATCGTCCTGTCAGGCCTGCACACGATCGGGAGTGTCCACCCATTCGTCAGGATGGACTGTTTGAGTAGTTTGAGGTTCTCTTTCGAGACCACGTTCGGGTTATAATCATTCGGTTTCACGGTTTCCCTGGGCACCCACTGCAGCGTCGCGAGAGGAGCTCTCAGATCGTTCATGGCCGTTTCGCCTCCTTTCGTTTAGCTTCCTGTATATATTTGCCATATATACGAGTGTAGAGTGCCCGGTATGTCCTCAGTTTCGGGTCACCGGACATCAGACCTTCATAAATCATCTTATAATCAGCATTGGTAGCCACCTTTGAGACGTTCATGAAGAACCTCTGGTATCTTGATGCAACATACCTGTGATGTTCGTTCGGGAAATATCTTTCAGGGTTCTTGAATACCTCAATGAGTTCCGCTTTATAATCTCGGTCTCTCTCGGTTTCAAGCCTCCTGCGCTTTCTCGAAGTACGGCCGAACATCTCACTGTCCCAATAGAGAGCTGCGAGATATGCGTTCGGCTCCCTGCGTATGACACGTTCCATGAGGTCAGGATAATACTCGTTCATCTTGACCAGGCTCCTTGCCGTATCCACAGAGAAGAACTGCGATACTCGGAGCTGCTGTTTGCTGGATCCTGACTGCCACAGATACAGGTATATATCCGGGATGTTCACATGGTTCTCATAGAGGAACTTCCAGACATCCCCGTTCGTCCAGTCATAGATCGGGAACACGGCGTGCTTGTTCGTCATTGTCCGTCCCGCTCTCAGCATCGATGCGATATTGGTCAATCTCTGAATCGATTCTGCGGCCCGTACACCCGTTATTGTGATGCCGGACGTACAGACACGAGGCAGGAAATCCTGATATGCATCAATCCTCGGATTCAGTTTCGGATGTGTCCGTATTGCGAATGGGGGAGGCTGTCTCACCCACACATCTTTCTTCGTGCTGTCCCAACAGATGAACGTCTCATCGTTGGTCAAGGAATTGAAGCAGTTGAAGTGCTTGACTTCCACGCAAAACCATTCAAACGCCGCGCCCACCATGAGGAACTTCTTCCGCCAGTCGCGAACCGTTTGTTCTATACACGGAAATATCGCCTCCTCATCAATGAACTGGACTGTTAATTGCTTCGGGTTGATCTCGCCTCTCTGGATGAGCTGCATGGTTATCTCAGCCATGCACAATGTATCTTTCCCTCCGGAGAAGCTCATAAAGACGGGCAGGCCGTTATTGAAGACGTTCTTTATGCGGATCTCAGCCGCCTTCACGACATCAATGCTCGCCTTGCATCTCTTTATAGCCAAATGCGTTCACCGCACTTCGGGCAGATAACAAAACGTCCGGTCTCCGCTCTCTCCGGATCGTCCGCAGGAGCAGCCTCCTGTGCTTCCGTGTTCTGTGCCGGCGCGGGCTGTGCGACAGGCTGCGGAGAGGCGGTTTCCCTTTCTTCCTCGCGGCGTGTCTGTTCCCTGATAGTATCGATCTCCGACTGATCAAGAGTGCCATAATTGGAGATCTGTTCGGTCAGCTCATCGGCGTCCGCGAACATCTGTCTCAGGATGTCCTCATCGTATCCGGGAATATCGAGGTCACCCTGCAGTTCGGATAAAAATTCGTTCAGAGTGTCCATGTTTTCTATCCCCAGATTGAATATCTTGTTGTCGGCGATCATCAGTTTCTTTTTCTGTGCGCTCGTAAGATCATCATATTTGTATACCCTCGCTTCCTCGATACCGAGGCGCATGAGTGTCAGATACAATCCGTTCCCCGCGAGTATCTCATTGTTCTCATCCACGACGATGGGGCGGATCTGGCCGAACATCCTGATTGATTTCTCAAATTCTTTCAGCTGCTGGTCTGTATGTATGCGGACGTTGCGCTCAGGCGCTTTGAGGTCCGCGACTTTCATTACTAATTCCTGCATTATTCCTCCGTTCTGGAGGAGCAATGGTACGCCTGCAAGCGGTTTCGTGTGAAAAAACAAGCGATAACGCACGATAAACGCACGATAAACACACGATAGATGTGCGCGTTCAGATTCCGAGCGTTCGCTTTGCGTTCTCTGCAAGTTCGCTGTCTATGGCTGCAATTTCCTCCCATCCGTTACCATTCGTCCACTGCCTTGCCGGCCATGGATGCGTACCGCACAGATAGCCGTTATGCCATCCGTAGATCGGAGGCATCGGAAGGCCGTGGTAATGGATATATGCGAGGATGGCTTCATGAGGCCATTCCGAAAGCGGGCTGTATCTGGTCACGCCCTCTCCTGCGTTTGTGTAGATATTCGTTCCTTTCCCGACATAATTCCCGTCAGCTTTTCTCCGTCCGAGCAGGATCATATCAAGGCTGTGAGCCTTATAATATTTCGCCTGGGCGCGGTGCTGAACAATGTGGAACCACTGTGCGGCCTTCTGGCTCGTATCCGGGAAGAGCATGTCCATATGCTTTTTCAGCCATTCAAGATCCTGTCCTGTGTTGATGATCTCGCATCCGTCAGGGGCGTTCTCTTTTATCCATGAATCGAACGCGGGATATTCAAGGTTCGTCACGGCAATCATGCTCTCATGGATTCCTGCTCCCTCGCAGATATGCCCGAGGACAATGCTGTCCTTGCCGGCGCTCCACGCATACGCTGCATGTTTATCTCCCACGGTTGATTTGATTTCTTCAATCGTCTGGTCGACGAGCGCATCCAGCTCCGTGCGCGGTACATATTCCTCGATATGCTCCATGGCATCAATCCAGTTCTGATTATCGATGTTCTGTTTTCTTCCAAGAACTTTCTTCATGCGCTCACCTCCCGTTTCGATGCAAGCACTGCGACGGTTCCTGAAATGATCACTGTATAAAGCGCAGCGCACGATTTCAGCACAGACAGGTTATTGATCGTCGCATATGCAAAAACAGGCAGTCCGGTCAAAAGAGAGACGCTGACACCTGCTATGACGGCTCCTGCCCTCAGCTTCTTGCCGAGCAGTGTCATGACCGTAGGCGGGAGCGTTGTCGCCCTCAACGTCCCGTAGACGAGGAACATCTTCGTGACCGTCAGTCCGGGAATATTGGCGATTAATATGCCTACGACCAGCAGGCCGACCATGACGCCCTTCGAGAACCGCATTTTCCCTGCATCATCTAACTTGCCTGTAACTTGCCAGTCCGTCGTAAGGGATGCCGCGGCACACAGATTACTGTCCACTGTCGAGAGCAATCCGCTCATCAGCATGAAGATGAACGGTACGACCACCCAGGCCGGGAACAGATGCTGAATCAGTTCCAAATTGACTGTCCCTGTGTCCTGTGCTGTGAATCCCGAACCTGCAGCTATGAATCCGAGTATTCCCATACTGAGCGGAACCAATCCGAACAGGAAGGCACCGAGCGCGAACGCACGCCCTATCTTCTTCTCGTCAATACTGAACGCCCTCTGCCAGAAGCACTGGTCTCCGAACGGACCGGAAACGAGCCCTATCGCAGTGGGAAGTCCAAATCCTATCAGAACCTCGATTCCCTTCCCGCTGAACAGACTGGCGTACTCACCAGATGCGCCTGTGAAGCCTCTCGTCATGTTTTCGATGCCGTGCGGGTTTCCCAATGCCCACGGCACAAAAACTGCGCATGCGGCCAAAATGAGAACCATCTGTACGACGTCCGTCATGACCGATGCGCGGATTCCCGAGAACTGTGAATATGTATATGCGATGATTGCAAGCAGGATAGTGACCAGCGTGAAGTTCAGCCCTGTCGTAACGCTGAGTATCTTGCCCCCTGCAAGGAGCTGGACCGCGGTAGACAGGATCGTGAGACCTGCGAGCTGGACACCGTAGATCTTGCGGACGCCTTCGCTCCGGTACTCATGTCCCATGAATCCCGAAAGCGTTATACCGTTCGGCATCCTCTTCCTGATCCGTTTTGCGAAGGGGATGAAGAACAGCAGGCAAAGCACGTTCGGAACGAGGAACCAGAACAGGCCGGGGATACCATTCGTGTAGGCCTTTTCCGCAGATGTAAAGAGCGCCGGCGCCCAGATCCACGTCGCTGCAATCGACATGGCTGATGAGACAGCACCCATCTTTCTGTTTCCAACAAAGAAATCATCTGCTCCGTTTCCTTTCCGGGCGAAAAGTAATGTTGCAGTCATCATGACTGCGAAGTAAACAAACAGCAGTATCAGTCCATTGAATCCATTCATTGATATTCTCCTTTTTTCGATTTTCGAAGAAACACCCGCCCGTTATGCAGATCTGCCTCCTTCCCACGGTATGAATGGAAAAGCCCCCGGGGGTTACCCAGGGGCTTCATGGCAATGACGTAATTTCACGGATACATTATACATTTTCCGTTATTAAAACTCAAGTAAAATCGTATATTCCGAGAATCGTTGTTACAATCCGAGGATTTTCAAGGAATATCATCTCACGTAGTAAACTTCAGACCGTCAAATCCGAATATCAGGGATGCAAGGCTCTCCTCTGCGATCGCAAGATCTGCATAGAGAGTAGGGAGTGTGATGCCGAGTTTAGCAGCTGCTTCCGACATCTTCAGTTTTGTGGCGTTCAGATATACCACCTGCAGAGCCCGGTATCTGCGCTTCTCGCGTTCTCCGAATTTATAGCAGAACGACTTATAAACTTCGATCATGCGGTCGATATGTGCAAGAATAACTGCTGTCTTTTCGGATGACTGCTTGATTGCGTCGACCACAACACGGTCATCAGCTTTCATCAGCATCAGGATATCCATTTCTTCCGACGCACGCTTTGCAACCTCCCTGTTCCACACAGCCTCCTCGCATCCTTTCTTCAGCATGCGGTAGTTTCGGAGAAGCAGCTTGGTGTTCCGAAGGCGCTTATCCTTAAAAGCCTTGGTCTTCTCCTCATGCACGATCTCCATTTTTTGCACTGTTTCGGTTGCCGTCTCAAATGCTGTCTTGCGGATCAGCTCGTTCAGCTCCTCTGTGCTAAGGATCACAAACCTTGATTCCTTCGGCAGCACAGGCTCAGTAACCGGGTTTTCTGTCTTTACCACGTTCTCCATTTCCGGCACTCTCCACACCTCCCTTTATGATCTTTATGATTTCCGCTTTCATCTCCTCGAACTTCTCTGCGTTGACGTTCGGGCCGTATGCGATCCTTGCAGCGTCAAGTGCTTCCATGGCTCCGCAGGCCTCGCAGATCGTCGTTTTATTGTCCTTCCTCGATAAGCACCCGACCCTCGTGTACTTCTCACCGCAGACAGGACAGGTTTTCATTTCACTCTTGGCCATAGCTTCGTCTGTCACCTCCGGGAAGTCAAAAATGCTGACCTGTCCAGGTATTTTTTTCATCCGATGAATGACCTCTCGGCCGGTCACTTCCGCCCAGCATTTGGGTCCGTATCCGCGTTCCCGGCTCTCCGGATCCGTAAGCTTACGGCCACAGTGTCTGCATTTCACTTCCATAATGCTTACCTGTATTCCTTTCCTGTGTATCTATCCCGGAAGGTTATCCGCCCTACGATCTCAAGCCCGACAAGGCTCGCCGCCGTTTTGAACATCCCTACCAGACAGGTGATGTCATTCTTCACCAGCTGCTCCTTGTCGCGTTCCTTCTTCTCGATATTGGCAAAAGCACTGCCGACTGTAGGGTCATTATATCCTTCTGCGTTCTTCATCTCCGCCTCCTAATACCTCTTACTGTAATTGACCTGTACAATCTCAAATACTGAATCGTCTCCGATCTGGAGCTCACCGCCATCCACGCAGCTGACGCTCCATCCTTTGGACTTCTCCGACCATTCAAACGTATACCTGTGCCGGTCCTCAATAATGAATCGACCGTACTTATCCCGCTTCGGATAGTCAAATACAAACTTATCACCGGCCTTGGTAAGCACTCTGTCCCCGCCGAATTCTTCGATGGTGTATGCATCCCCGGACCTGGATACCACGAATTTCTGTTTGTTCTGCATTTTCAGGAATTTGTTGTGGTTCACAGCTTTCTTCCGATACAGGCACTCTGCTGATGATTCGAATTCTACGGAACCATCACGATCAACCGTCATCAGCTGTTCCTGCCCTCCTATATCCCTGAGAGCGATTATCGGTTCATATCGTCCATCTTCGAACGAACGGGTGATTATCCTCTGATTGTCTGAAGCCATCACGCTTACCGCATCCAGAGCTATGACAGCTGCACACATAAGTATTACCGTATAAATTAAAGCCGATCTTTTCATATAACCTCCTTTGGCAGAGGATTCAGTACACTATCGGAACAAAACTCTGGTACACCGCATTGGCCAGGCCTTGGACAAACCTCTCATCATTCGAAAGGTCATCCCGTCCCATATGCACCAATATCCCGTGCATGATCTCATGAGTCAGTGTCTCCGTGGCCAGTTCGTCGGTCATTTTGCCGTTCAGAGTGATCTTCGCCGTTGCATACTCAATCATGCCGAAATTTCCACCATTGCCGAACGAGTCATCTTTTAACGTGATTGTATGGGGAATCCCCATGATACTGACCTTGCTGCCTTCCTTGTACATAATGTTCACCTTCTTTCTAATCGAATAACTGAATCAAAAATGCTATCTTCTGCGCTTTCGTCCATGTGCCAGAATACCGTTCCACATCTCTCATGATCCTGTCGTAATTAACTTCTGGTCCACTGGTATCACGGCCCAGTATGTAATCCGTTGTTGTACCGAGAGCCTGTGCGATCTTGACTGCAACGTCTGCTCTCATAATCCTCTGACCGCTCACATATCTTGATACTGTTACCTCTTTGGCTCCGATGCGTTCTGACAGTTCCCTCTGAGATATGTCTTTTTCTTGCAACAGCTTTTGAAGCCTTGTACCGATTTCCTTAGATGTCGTTCCCATACTTTTTCTCCTCAGTAGGCGGATCGGTATCTTCTATTCGGTAATCTCTATCATTCGGCATAACTTTTACCAGTGCTTCACGATCGTCAGACGCCGCAATATCTTTCCACTGATACGTGTGTACCGGGAAGGAGTGGTTCCCAAGAATATTCGGACGAGCTATCGGTACTTTTTTCTGTAACCTATATCTCAGTTTTTTGCTCATACAATTTACCCCTCCCTTCTGTTCCATGCTTCTATGGCTTTGACTCTTAAAGGCTCAAGTCCCTTCTCCTGTTCAGCCAGTCCACCATATATCACCAGTCCAGTGGCAACTCCACCTCTTGCCTTGCACTTTCCGCAGATAACCTGCACACCCATGCGTATTTTCTTCATCCCGAATTCATTTTGTCCGATGTAGCAGATTTCCCTTTGGCTGAGATGACCTTTTCCCTTACAAAACGGACAAGGTTTCAAGCCTTCTCTTTCCGTTCCCTCCTTAAATGCTGTCATCCTCTTCTCCCTATCCCCAAAGCGTATCAAACATTTCATCGAGAATCTTTTTTCTCTCAGGCATTTTTGACAGGCTTTCGTACAGCTCTTCTCTCGTTTGGATGTTCCTAAAACCTGTGTGCAGCACTTGGTTGCCGTCACTATCAAAAACAATCATTGAGGATTCGCCGTACAAAACACCGCTATATCCGTTCGGATGCTCAACTCTGATCTCCGGCATCGTGTTCCTCCATTTCTCCGTTAATCCGCATCTTCTTAATGCGGTTGCTGATCGTCGGCTGAGACAGTCTCACGACGCTGGAGATCATGGCCAGAGAGTAGCCTTCTTCCTTCATACCCTTAATAATCAGGTTCTGCTCCAATGTTGAGAGCGCCTTGCCTTTGTAATCTTCCCACTTGCCAAGCTTCGATTCTGCGGATTTCTCGGTCTTCTCCGGTTCGGCCTCTTTGCTGTCCTCATCTGCGGATTCCGGCTCTGCTGTGGCAGAATCTTCTGTTTCACATTCGGCTTCTTCCTCAACCTGCTGGTTGTCTACAACGACTGCTTCAAGACCTTCCTTCAATTCACGCGCAAATTGCTCTGCAGCTTCCTGCATCGACTGATTCAATGGCATATTCTCAATCGGTGCTTTCAGAACATCTGCGCGAATTGCATCCGCACTGATTGCTCCTGCTTCCAATTTCTGGACCTTCTGTTTAGGATCACTTGATGCTTTGGCAACAAATATGGTGCCTCCGTTGAAAAACTCAACGTATATCGGATAATAATCTTTACAGGAGCAGATATTGTCATTACCTGTACCGTTGCCATAAAGCACACCACTGTCCTCTCCAGGGCATTCCGGGAATACATAACGGCAGCTATCACAGAGATTCACCTGATTGTCAATCTCCATCCGAGATACTTTCCTCTCCTCAGTCGTCATCAGCCAGAGGATATCCGGATGATTGTTCAAAGCCTCTTCAATGATACCTGCAAGCGTCACAGGCCGTGCATTGTCCCATTCTTCCGCATTGGCGATTCCTCTTAAATTGTTCTGACCTAAGATCTCTTTGATCTGGTCGATTGTCAGTGCCTTCAATTCTACTTTCATATTTATTCCTTTCTTCACCACTCTAAAATAGTTATTCCTACGCCGAATGGATCTTCACAACATTCCCCGCCCGGAAAACGATATATAGGTATCACATCTCCACCAATAAGCGGCTGAACACCTGTAAGAACTCCTTCATATTGAGGTTCACTATTCCTGCATATTCTGAACGGAAACTTAGTACGTAACCTGTCTATATAAGATCCTTTACTGTCCGCTTCCTTGCAATACATATTCATGCCTCCCTTTCCCTACACCTCCAGTACGCGACGCAACCTTCTCTTTTCCAGCGATACAGCTCATGTGTCTTAAAGAACTCGTCCATTCTGTCTATGCAGTACGATAGGTCTTTTTCGCAATCATCGTATTCCTTGTTCCACTCCGGGCAGTCCGGGCAGATGAATTCTCCACAGACATCAGCGCAGGTCGAATCAAACTCATCACTGCTCATCCCTTCATCCGGATCCGCATAATCCCAGATTTCTGAGGATACCCGGCTGCAGGCAAGATGTGAACGCCACTCATAGAATTCACCATCATACTTGTATTTCTGACGTTCGTATTCTTCACCTTTGCTTATTGGCTTTCCGCACCAATCACATTTGTGCTGCTTCCGGGCGATCACGTTCTTCGTTTCTAAATGCTCATACATTCCAGCACCTCCTTTATCCGTTTGCCCATTCCTCCATACTTGCATTCCATTCTGTTTTAGCCTTCAACCATTCTTCTGTTTGAAAAGCTTTCTTTGTCAGGGCATATCCGTTAATCGGCGGCATTGCATCATACACAAGTTCTTGATATTCTCCGTTGCTCACAACTGCCGGTCGCCCCTGGCTCTTGTATTCAATCAACCCGTCTGAAATCAATCCTCTCAGTGCTTTTTTTGCCCGGTATCGCGAAAGCCCCTCAATGAGTGAAACAATATTACTAATCGGCACAACTGCCTCATTCGGGCCATATGGGGTTGTCCATAGCGATATTTCGCAATTTATTATCAAGCTAAATATCTTGCGTTTTTCCTCATAAAGCTCCATCAGAATCTCCCTTTAAATATTTACTCTTTAAGGCATCCGCCCGGAGCTGAATGTCATTCTTCATGTCTTCCAGCTCCCGGAGCTTTCTCTCAAATGCATCCTTCGAAAGTGTCTTTCCGGCCATAAGAAGAGCCTTTGACAATCTTTTACGCTTTCCGATCTTTTCTCGCAGATCCTTGTCTGTTATCAGGACCGTATATTCCTTCCCGCAATTCGGGCAGATAAAGAACTTCTGGATAACCGACTCATCAAATGTTCTTTCCATGATCTCGATCGTGAAGGTTGCACTACACTTATCGCAGATCGTAAGTTTGAAGTCTTCCGGAACGTCACTCATTCTTTATTCCTCGCTTTCTTTGCCATCTTACGCGCCACTCCTACGAGGCCCATACATATCACATATGCAACGGGGAGTGGCCAGAACCACTGCCATTTGATATAATCACCGACATCGATCTTTCCCTTTCCATACGAATCCGTGTGGAAAATCAGCAATACTGCGTTTCCAATCAGGAAATAAAACGATGCAGCCGCAATTCCTAAAAACACTTATCTCACCTCCTTTGAAATTACTGCCCAGATTTCATAATCAATCTCAATCGTCTTGTACCGGATCCAGCAGTCCGGGCATTCCCTGTACCGTATCAAACGATTCTTTACACTGCGCGAGTCGTATACCTTTGTTCTTTGCCCGCATTTCGGGCATTTGCTTACATCTCTCCACTCCATCGTCATCATCTCCAGTTATTCTGTACGACAACGGCTTTCAGTTTTTATCACCTCCCATCCTTATTCTCCATCTCACCATCTTCTGAGCCTTAATAGCCTTTACCCTTTCCTCAGAGATAATGCTTTTGAGCTGGTCAAGAACGAGAGTGACATCAGCTGTCTCCTCGGTCAGATGATCTATGCATTCCATCTCTGATCTCGGTGTCGGATTCTCGCCGCGATACTTTCTTGCAAGCTTCAGAGCTGCCTGTGACAGCTCTGCGCTTTCTTCGGCCAGCATCTCAAGCATGGCCGCCTTACCTATCAAGTTAATCATCTGTTCCTCCTCTCATAGCCGAGCACGTATCCGACTATGAATCCCGAAGCGCCTCCTAACACAAGGGAGGCAATACATACGCATGACGCGACCATCAATCTTCCTCACTGTTCTCGCAGACAACGCCTACAAGCATCTTGGCCATCGCATAGGCCTCGTTCATGTCACTCCAAGCACCCCAGTACCAAAGTTCCCCATCGACCACTCTTGCGACAACATATTTCTCGCACGGTCCCGCCGGCGTGTTACGTACAAAAACCTTCATTCCTCTCATAACTACCTCTCTTTCCGGATTCACATTCCTCTTTCTTCAAGCCACTGCTTTGACCGTTTATAATGCTCCTCTGTGATATACCGGCCTCCGTTCATATATAGTTCAACGATGGCCTTGTGGATTGCCGCCCAGAACACCTTCTCATCTGTCGGGTACGGAATCCCCCACTTTCTGAAATACTTTTTGATACGCTTTTCATTGAGGCTGACAAGCGCCCTGTTCCGATCATTGATGAACTGTGCCATCGCTTTGTCGGGATTCATTGTCTTTGACATATCCATCTCCTATCTTCTGCATAACATCGGACCTTGCAGCGTCCCACTGCTTACGGAATTCCTTATCCCATTCCACCGTTTTCCGTCCAAGGTTCTTTTTGGCCGGATGATCCTTGTACCACTGACTGCGGTGTTCGCGGAAGATCCTCAGCGTATATGACCGTACCTTTCCGCCTGCATCCTGGTTCTTGGAAATGACACGCTTTGCGCATCCTTCTTTCGGGCAGAACAGATACCCTCCGGCAGCCCTCCAACCGTCCGCAATCAGCTGGTCAACGTATCGGCCCGTATAGTTGAACTCATGCACACATCCGCAGCTATGGCAGACAATCTGCATCATTCTTTATTCCACCCCTTTATCATCTTCAAACATTCCATCCAAATTAAACACCTGACCGCACTCCCCACAGATTTCAAGATTCGTTTCATTGTACATATCATATCTTTTAAGTCGGATATTAGACATACCTACCAAAGTTCCGCATTTAGGACAATACAAATGTATAAGATTGTGATTGTAAACATCCACGCTTCGCATCGGTGCTTGTGGCAACTGCCGTTTCATGGCATCTATTGCTATTTCCATCGCCCACGGATCAACATCATTCGCCGTCTGTATATGTCTGATTGCATTTTCGATGCGTTCATACTCTTTCGCTTTCATCTCTCCACCCCCTTGTATGGTTCTGGTAGTGGCATCCATGCTCAACTCCATTCGCACTCCGGCTTTTCTTCAAGCTCCACGTAATCATCAAGTTCCTCCCCTGTATCTTCGATATTCACGAAGTGGCATTTCAGCTTATAGAGATAGCAGAGCATCGGGTCAGCCCTTAAAATATTTCCAAAATCAATATGTTCGGGGAGCTCCTGGATGCTCCACCCATGTTTTTCTCCCCACATGATGAGCGGCACCTTGAAGTTACAGCTCTTACCGTGTTCATCCTGGCCGTCTTCCGTCACCAGATACAGTGAGGCGTGCCTGTACATGCTCCTGAAGTAACCCCGGTTCTTATCTTCCTCCTCAATCCACGCCTTGCATTCAACAGGGTAATATGTCGGCTCATCGTCATAGTCGATATTCCTGTCTTCGGTATCGAAGTGCTCTGAGACATATTTGCGATACACCTTGAAAATTTCACTCAGTTCTATCCTTCGGGTACATGTATTCTTTTCTCTGTCCGGGATGTCCGTATCCGTCATGAATACCCGGAAGTTCTCGAGTATCCTTTTCTTCTCCGCTACGACTGTCTGGCTCATGATTTCCGCAAGGACGATTTCCAGTTTCGGGATATATTCCGGCGCTATGTTGGCAACCGTTTTTTCAACGGATTCCTCAACCACCTGTTTGATCTTCTTGTATCCGATGCCGCTGTAAGAGAACTGATCATTGATTGCCTTCTGAATGGCGGTCTTGACAGCCTCCGTTACCTGTTGCTCTACCCATCCTTCGGTGAAGAGGCTGCTCGTTATGTCAGCCATTTTCTTTTCGAAATCCATAAGTGCTCCTTTCCGTTTAATGTGTGGCTTCAAAATTCTCCATAGCCCACTTGTTGCCTGTTGCCTGTACCTGCCCTCTTGTCCTCTCATAAGGCGTCTGTCTGCGTTTTGGCATGTACGGTGTAATCACGTTAACCGGAACGCCGAGTGCCTCCAGTTCCTTGTCAATCTTCTCGATCTCCTTCTTGTGGTATTCCCTCTTCTCTTTCAGCTGGTCTACTGTCAGTTCCTCTTCTTCGGGAATTATTATCTCAATCATCTGCGCACCTCCTTACGCTGCAATGTTTACCGGGAGAATCAGCACCCTCAGATCTGTATTTGTCTCAGATACGAACATCGGCATCTTCGGCGTAGTCAGTTCGATGCACACCTCGTCATCCGAGAAATACTTGAGTGCTTCATTGATCAGTTTCGGATTGAAGCCTATGCGGATGGGAGTATTGATGTCTTCCGCGAGCTGGACCACTTCTTTGTAGTCGTTGGTGCTGTTGATGATCGACACCTCCATCTCATATCTTGAGATGTCAAGAACGACGGGCACCTTCGATTTCTCGCTGTTGATGCACATATTCGCTCTTGTCAGGGCATTTGAGAATTCCTTCCTGTCAATGGTTGCGCGGATCGGCGAATCTCTGAACATCTGGTCCGTGTTGAAGTATTCTCCGGAGATAAGCCTCGTGTAGACCACGCTGTCTTCGTTGCAGAAAACGGCGGCATAATTGTCGTATGACAGGTCGATCTTTCCGTGGAGGTCGAGGCTGCTGAGAATCTCGCAGGCCTGCTTCGGGATAATCAGCTTCATGCCTTCCACGCCCGTGGCCGGGATCTTGATCCTTGCAATACGGTGACCGTCAAGGGCTGCCATCTTGAGACCATCTTCCACACCTTCCAGATAGATTCCGGTCATGAGCCTGTTGGATGATTTGGCATCCGCAGCGAACGCCACGCGGGATATAGCACGAAGGAACTTCTCTGCATCGATCGTCGCATTCTCTTCGCTGACATTCCGTATATCGTCATATGCGAACTCCTCCACCGGAACGCTCTGGATCTTGTTCTTGATCCGTCCTGCGCTGATCGTGATGACATCCTTATCCCCGCACTCGATCTTCACATTGCCGTCAGGCAGATTGCAGATCATGTCCAGTGCCTTGGATGGGAGGATGAATTTCTCGCCTGCTCCGGCCTCCAGTTTGACCTGTATTGAGATTTCTGTGTTCGTGGCGATCAAATACCCGTCATTGACCAAAGCGCCCATCAGAGCGGGAATCGTAGAGATTTTCGGGATTACACTCTTCACCTTGCGGATTGCTGCCACCATCTCACTCTTCGTTACTACCATTGTGCTCCTCACTTTCCCGGAGGCTTATTCCGTCTAAGAACCGCAGGTAGCCTCCGCTGTAATTGACCCTGAACGGTTCCAGATCTGTACGATCCATGTACAAGCGCCCATACAGTCTCTTCATATCCCGGAACGTCGGCCAGGGAATCCTGTAATAGTCCTTGAACTGGATGTTCGCTACGATAAAGCAGTGCGCTCCCATCTTCATGTAGCGTTCGAAGCACTTCTCCTGCTCCGAGGTCACCGCTTGCCGTCTGAGGACTTCTGTTTCAGTATGTTTCGCATCAAAGAGAATCGTTGTTCCGTCACACAGCGCCCCTTTGAAATCAGGCTGTGCCATCTTTTCGAATCTGGAAAGGAACTGCCCGTTCCCCATCGGCCTTATTACCTTCATCGGCTCCGGGGTCTTGTCGAGGGCCGCAATACCGAGATGCTCATAATACCCGCCGGCGATCTCGATCATTCTCTCGAACCAGTCCCCTTCCATCTTTGACTGTCGGCCTTGCAGCCTGTGCTTCGCATGCTTAGCAGTATCCGTACTCATTCGCTTTCTCCATTAACTTGTTGATCGTGATGGCGCCGATTCCTCTCACCTTCTCGCCCTGGAGCCGGGTGATGAACTCCATCGCGCTGTTCTTCTTGTGAGCTGTCGCATACTCGCATCCGGCGTTGTATCCCTTCTGGTACTCGGCCTTTCCTGCTTCCGCGATCTGTGTGTCGATGTACGCGCACAGCTGCTCATCCGTCATGCGCTTCATTTTCACAGCCCTGTCGTGCACTTCTCTCTCGTTGGCTGTCCGCCTGCAATTCCTCTTAGCCATTGTTCATGCCCTCCACATTTGGTACCGGGATATTATGCTCTGCGCAGAACCCTCTCAGGCACTCGTGACACATGAATCCCATTGTCGTGTTCCTTGTCCCCCGTCCGGATCTGGCGGACAGGGTGACCATTTCTTTTTTGGGACGGTGAGCACCGCATATCATGCAGTGGTCCCACCGTTTGTCTTTAATTGCCTGTGTAGCAATGTTTTTCTTTCCGACGTATTGAGCAAGCTGTTGCGGATATTCTTCCCGGAAATCGTCCACCAGAGCCCTCACGGACTCCTTCATGAACACAGGGGCTTTCGTCCAGTGGCAGATTTCGTCTACCCACTCTCTCTGAACTGCCGGCTTGCCTTTCCTGTTCCCCGTCTCCGCTCCGACAATCAGCCATTCATAAATGCTGATATCCGTAAGGGATAACCTGTCCAGCCTTTCATGGAGAGGTTCGATGCTTGCGAATATCCTTAACCTATCTGCGATCTCCATCATGATGAGCGACCGGCTCTGAACATCCTTGTTGTTCGTGAGTGTCACCCCATAGAAGAAGTTGTCGCCATCAGGGAGGTCTAACTGCGTATAACGGAACGGGTTCTTCGTCAGGAAGATGTAGTTGTTCATCTCGTTCCCGGTCGCTTCCATGACCTCGTATATCGCCCAGTCCGGCACCCATTTCCCGAACAGATCCGCCACAGCCCCGACGAAGATATTGTGTCCGCCCTTCAGCTGTTCTATTGCTTTCAGCCGATACCGGTGAAACGTCGGTGCGAATCCAAAGGGATAATTGATGATCTCGCCGTTCGGACCGTGGAACTGTTCATCGAGTACGTATATTCCGTCAACAATCCTGTACTTGTCTGTGTGCGTCAGATTTTCCCGGATATCTCCGGAGAACCTGGTGATGAGTTTCTTTGCGTAACAGTACGGGCAGTCATGCTTGCATCCTGTGATTGGGTTGAATGTGTGGTCACACCACGGAATCTTGCTTCTGTTCATGTTCATCCTCCTCAACCTGCAGCTGATTCACTTAAATCGACATCCGGCTCCACATCCATGAAGTCTGCTTCCAGAACATCCACGAGGAGTTTCCCTGCAAGCACCCCGTGCCAGATCTTGTTTCCGTTTTTCCGAAGTTCCTTGAACTCCTCTTCGCGGAGCACCGCACTTTTGGACTGCAGTTCGATGTCCTTCTTGCTCAGCCGTTTCTTTATCGCTTTCTGCCACTCCCTGATGAACGACACCGCTTCCTTGAAATCTGCGTTCTGCCGGTCTCCGGTTGTCCTTTTCTGCCTCGTTGCTCCGCCAGGCTCAATTTCAAGGGTGTAATATGGGATGTCGGGGGCATCGGCCTTGCGAAGGAAAACGATGAAGGATTCCCTTCTCTCTATTCTCGAGAAATAAATGTCCGACCGATGCAGGCAGTGTTCCAGAGCGATTCCCTCTTCAATGATGTCCTTTATCCCATCAGGGCATACGATGCAGTACGTTTCATTCCGGTATTCATACTTCGCCTTGATCTCAGTGCAGATCTCATTGACATTCGGGAACTTTGACAAAATCTCGAGTTCACGTTTTGCCAGTGCCGCACCGCCGGAAATCTTGACCATTTCATCATGCGCAGCCCTAAGATTTTTCGGTCTGTACACATACTCGCTCTTTACGTTCCGCTTCATGTAGGCCGCCATGGCCAGATAATCGCTCCATGTGCTGACCATCTCCGTGTAGCTCCTGTCGTAATGCTCGTCTTCCATCTGGCGCTTCATGAAATTGACGATCTGCTCATAACTCATGCGGTCATCAATGAAACTGAATGTGTCTTCCTTGAAGGAATATTTAATCAGGAATTTAATGACAGCCTGATTGGATGACTCGCCTCGCTTGAAGAAGATCCTCATCCAGTGGTATTCATCCACGTCACCGTTCGTGCTCTTCAGCAGCTCAAAGTCTTCCTTCGTGATGCCAAGCCTGTTCCATGGTGTGCCGTGGTCTTCCGCAAATCCTCCGATATGATTTGCAAGATTCGTCATTCCCATCTTTGCCAAAAACTCGAGTTCAGGCATGGACTCATATCGATGCAGGTAATTCAATGGTGAGAATCCCCTGACGCCGATCATCCTGTCTACGGCACTGTACTTATACTCTGTTCCGGCCACGAGATCGGGTGTGAATGTTCCCGGATATATCTTTGTGTTCACGGGTGGAGTATGATACCATCCGTCACCGTACTGAGATTTATTCCAGGAATCTCCATAGTTGTATCTCCAATAGCAAATCTCGTGACCGTTCCGAATGATTCTTCGTTTCTGCTCCCTGACCGAAATCTCGAGTTCTACATCGAACTTCGTGATTGAATCGATCGCGTACAACCGCTCAACGAATCCGCCGTAAGGATGTCTCTGGAACAGCACTGCGTGATTGTCATATCCGCAAACAACACCATAAGAATTGCCATTCGCTTCATAATCACTCCTTCTGACGTTGCACTCGGTCCCGCATTCCGGGCAAATGGTCTTCTTGTCCTTCACATCGCCCTTCAGAATCGTGACTTCAGAACCGCAGTGTGAGCATGTACCCTTCGTGTGTTTGTTCTTACGGAAAGGGATGATCGTCATGTAGTGAATGGGTTCGAACTCCTTCGCTAACCAATCGCGGAATCCTGCAGGTTCCGGCGGTATCTTATCCATCTCTTCTTGGATTACCCGGTTCTTTCTTTCTTCACTTTCAAAATACTTCTTGCTCTGAAGGATGCTCTCTGCATCAGAGAACATGCACATTTCATCTGCAACATATTCGAGTCGCGGCCAATACTTGAGGACGAATGTCCTGATTACCTTCCTCATCTCGTCGGAGATCTTCACCGGAAGATTCGTGTAGGAGCCTTTCTTTTTTGCAAAATTGACGCCGCTATAGGAATAGACGCTCGCCATCTTGTAGCACCAGTGTGCTTCGTTCTTAACGGCCAGTGTTGATCCTTCCGGGAAATATGTGGCGTACTCATTCTGGCTCAGGCAGAAGCGAACGGCAGGTTTCGTGTTCGAAACATCGACCACCAGCGTCTCCTGCTTCTTCCCCTTTGCCGGCAGGACCATCGCGCTTATCATGCATTTATTCTTGCTCGTGGGAGCGAGCCATCCGATCTGCTCTATCTCTTTCCTTCTCATTTGGCTCCCTCCTTTATGTGGTATGTGGTGTATGGTCTGTACTTGACCCCGTCGATCTTGAACATCGATATACGTACAATCTTCCTGCTGTCCTCTTCCTCTTTCAGAAGAGCTATGATATCGCCCTTTCTCCCGGAAGCTCCCGGATGCTTGCCTCTTACGATCTTCATTCCGAAGAATCCCTCGGCCGATGAAGCATGCTCACGCTTCACATGGCCGTTCTCCTTCATCATCGGGTTCTTGATCATGTAGTCGCACGCAGCTATCACGAATTCCTCTTTTGAAAGTTCCTTTGTGAGGAGCATTCTCGTGCAGGAGATCTTCGTATCATCACCGGATTCATTGATATCCCCGTCAGCTATGACCTGGTAATAGACCGCATCATCCCAATTTCGGTAGTATGAGAGACAGTCAAGAGGATCTTCAGCGCAGTGCAGGCCGTTCTTAAAACAGTTGGCTTCCTCTTCTGTGTTCCAGTCGTCCAGTTTGAATTTGTACCCCTTGCATGTGAGATCTGGATTGAAGCCTTTGTAAGCAATAAGCATCAGAACCCACCTCCCATGAAGTCGAACAGGCTCATCTGTCCGTCGAACTCGTCTTTCTTCTTCGGCTTTGGCTTCTGCTCCTTCTTTTCTTCCTGTTCCTTCGGTTTCTTGGCCTTCATGTACTCCGCCTTCGTGATACTCTCAGCGTCTTTGAGCGCATCTTCCGTCGGCATCGGAGTTCCTTTCTCGACCATCCAGTACAGGTCACCTGACTTGTAATACAGGTCCTTTTTTGCAACGGCCGGTTTGTCCGGCTTCGGCATTTTGAGAACCTTGCTGTCCTTCTTCGGCTTTTCTGCTTTTTCTTCGGCTTTCGGCTTTTCTGCCTTCGGCTTGGCTGTTTTGGGCTTCTCCTTCTTGTCTTCCTTGAGATTGTCCGTCATGTAATAGTCACGCGCCCACCCGATGAGCATCTCGGATGTGACAGGTACCGAGATCGGTTCCTCTCTGTTCCTCGCCTTCTGCCTCTGCTCCTCTGTCGGGTTTGTCAGCTTCATGGCCTGGTTCGTGCAGTACATCATGTAATGCCCGAACGTTTTCTCCGGTTTGAGGACAGCCGTGTCAAGTGCAGGATCTTTCCGGCACTCTTCTATCAGAGCCGAGAACAATAACTCATACTGCTGTTTCACGGCATCCGGTGCTCCCGGAGCAACAATCCCGATATACTTGTTCTTTTCGTCTAAGAGACGATCTTCTCCTTTCGCATATGTCTTATCCATATCAATCTCTCCTACATAAAATGTGAATGTTGCTGTCTTCTTTTTCGGCTCCAGCATCTTCAGCACATCCTTAATGCACTCAATCTTCCGAAGGGAATTCCACTTCTCGGCGAAGAACATCGTTGTGAACCATAGTTCCTGTCCTTCCCTCTCGACCGGACGCAGGACACTCGGCCCGGTGCAGGGATTCGTCAGCGTATTGCCGACACACACATATCCCGGAGCGCCAAGGAGGCTCATCTGCACATAGCACATAAGTGCTGCCACTTCATCGATGTCCTGCGCTACGAAGACCGCTTCTGTCTGGTAGTTGATGCCATGCCTCATCAGTTCATTGATTCCTGCTATCAGCGTTGCTCCTGCTCCGCATGCCGGATCCGAAAGACTTATGTACGGCTTATTCCGCATCTGCTCGATATTCCCGTCTATGGTGATCTTCGCCATTGCGACGCAGACATCATACGGAGTGAAGAACTGTCCGTGCCAATGGGAGCCAAGATCGAGGTTCATATAAATCTTTCCGAGGAAGTCCTGGTCAGGATTGACCTCAAGAGCCATGGTCACCACACCGAGCAGCTTGGCGGGAATGTCAACGCCCCCAAGCCTTTCAATGCACCGGGAATACTCTTTTTCTCTTCTCTCGAAGTGATCCGGGTTCCGATCGGTGGCATTACTGATCGCGCACGCCCATGCTTTCATCAGGTCCGCCCAAACCTGCCACCTCTGCCGGCTGTAGCACAGCTTCTGGAACAGGTCGAGGAATTCTTTCTCCGTCCCCATCAATCGCCGTTCTGCTTTGTTCATGTGCTATCCTTTCCTGACACCTTTGCTTGTATCTAAGGAGCGCCGCAGGAGTGCCAGCATCCTGCTTTTTCCTCTCGACCAGCGCGTCATATAGCCGAAGGAAATGCGCTCTTTCTACTGCGATGTTGGTTGACATGCAAATTTCACGAAATCCAACTCCCTTAACTGCCTGCCGTGTCAGATCGTCCATGGAAGATAACGCCTCTTCTTCCCTGTAATAGCCATACTTCCTGACCATCAGCCGTACTTCTTCCCAAGCTTCTCCCGATGATTTGACTGGTGCAGATGTATACTCCGCACATTTCTTGCGAAGTTCCGCTATGCTTGGAGGGAATACTGATTGAGTGATGATTTCCATAAGTGCCATCTGACAAATCTGATAATCCAAATCCGACAAGGCCTTATACCAAAGATTAATCTCAAACCTTCCCGGCATGATCTGCTTGCCCGGCCATGCACTTTTTATAGCCGCTCTGATGTTGTCGAATTCTTCAATTGTCATTCGTATACCATCCTTTCGTAGATTCCATATAATCAGCTGCTGTTTGATATCTGCCCCCAGAGGATTTACCCGCCTGGGGTCTCGCACGGTTCTGTTCCCTTGATAGCCAGTTCGTTATGAAACGCTTGATTCCAGAACGAGTCTTCCTGTTTTTCGGATTTGCATCACACCATCCATACATATTGCGAAGTTCCTGTTCCACATCAACAGCTGGATAAAGTTCTTTAAGTCGACTAAGATAAAGGACGTCCACATGGAATTCTCCCTGTCCTACTTTCAATGGGAGCGATATGAAGATTTCTACAGCAGGTTCAGATTCTTCTGAAACTGCAAAAGATGTATTATTACCCTTTCCTATGCTATCCTTAGCTTCACTTGCCTTACCTAACCTATCCTTACCTATACTGGGTATACCATTGGTTGTCGCTTGGTTGTCATCTGGTAGACAGTTGGTTGACAGTTGGTTGTCGCTAAGGATTTCAACTACAAGATCGTGATATGCTCCTTCTCTGTATCTATCGCTCCGGATGTAGTTATTAACATTCCAATCCGTTATGTATACTGCGAGGTCTTGATTAAGTATTCTCACATATCCTTTGTGGACCAAGATTCTCAGATCATCCTCGGTGGCGCTGATCGCTCTCATCACCATCAGCGCCTCCACTACTCCGTCATCATCCGCATTCACTCCAAGATGAAAGTAAAGGTTCTGCGATGATGCCGGCATCTGAATGAAACGACCGGAGCTAACTACACTCTTCGCGAACATTCTTCGTTCTGCCATACATACCTCCTCAATCGTAAATGATCTTACTGCCCTCATCCGCAGTCTTGACCACTGTGAGGCTCTGTGAGAAGCGTGCCTTCATGGCCGGATCGTGCGTGATGGCGATAATGCTGATACGGGGATTCCTCTTTCTGATGGCTTCCATCGAATCAACGTAGGCCTGTGTCCCGTCCTCATCGAGGAAAGGCGGCTCATCGACGCCGAGGAAACCGATCTGGACACCGGAGGCTTCCATCTTGACTTCCGCAAGCGAAAGGTTGACCGCCAGAGAAGCTTTGACCTTCTCCCCTCCTGACTTGGATGTGTAAGGAAGCGTGGTCTTTCCGTACTCCTCGATAAGGATGTCAAGTGTTGCCTTCTCTCCATCGCGCCCTTTCACGGTTTTCTCCATTACGAAATCGACGCCCATCGTTCCGCCTGTCATGGCTCCGAGGATTCCGTTCGCCTTATCCCGGATGTAAGGAATGATGTTCCGGATGATCTGATGAGGAACACCGTCCTGGCTGAATGCAACCTTGAGGACTTCATACTTCGCCGCCCGGTCTGACGCTGCATCGATCTCACCCTTGAGGGATTTGATTTCGTCACGCATGGAGCTGATGTCTTCAATCCTCTGCTTGGCGGCTCCCATCTGCATCCTGATGACATCCCCGTTACTCTTGAGATCCTTGATCTCCGCTTCGACTTCATCGGCCAGAGCCTTATCTGTGGCAAGGTCTCTTCCGTCAAGTTTTTCCAGAATCTCAGCCCGGTCAGCGTCAAGACTGTCGATAACCAGCTTCTTCTGTTTGATAACATCCGTATGTTTTTTAACCATATCGATGTTCGCCTGATACGACGCTTTGATAGCCGGAAGCTCCTTGGCTATCTCAAGGTACCGGCGAAGGCTGTCTGCAACACTCTGAGCCCCTGCGTACTTTTCAACGGATTCCGATAGCCTGCTCACGGTTTCCGAGACATCTGAACGCTCTAATTTGCGTTTTTCGCGGTCTTTATGCTTCTCTTCGAGGGTTTTTACCTTCTCGTCGATTGAAGCCCTCAGTGAGGCAATCTGAAGCTTCTGCGAGGCAATCTGCTCCAGCTTTGCCTTGTAAGGTGTCAGCTCCCGGATGCGCTGGTTCAGCTTTGTGATGGAGAACGGATCATATCCGATCTCTGTCAGCTTAGAAGCACATTCATCCTCGGCTCTCTGCATGGCCTTGTTGAGGCGGAGAATATTGCTACTTCTTTTATCGATTTCATCCGTCAGTTCTGCGATCGTCGCAACCTCTTGCTTCGCCTGTTTGAGGAATCTGCAGGTTGCATTCTCGGCATCGATGCATCCGGAGTTGGCCATAAAGGATTTCTGCCGTTCAGCGGAATCAAGCTTCTGTCGGAGGACTCCTATCTCAGCTGCTATACTCTTGGATTCCAACTGGATTTCGCTCTTTTTGGTATTCCGTTCGGTGAGGGCTGCATTGTACTGCTCGCGCTTTTCTTTTGCGGCATCGAGTTCTTCTTTTGCTGTTTCAAGTTCTGCGACCTTTTCGGGGACATCCCTCGCCTGTTCTATCTCACGCTCCATCATAGAGATCGAAAGCTTTCCGTCTTCGATGTTAGTTGCCAGAGTGCTGATTGCATCTGACATATCTCCGAGCTCCGCATCCAGAGCTTTTAACCGTTCTACGCCGGCTTCATACTTCGCCACATCAGGAGCAAGGTCGGATACCAGCTGCATAGCCTGCTCATACTCTGCGACACGGGCATTGATATCATCCTCAGTGGCAAGTATCTGTTCCTGGTCCTCAATTGAGGATACAAGCTTACTCATTTCCAACTTCTCTGCCGAAATCTCACCCTGTACAGCTGATGCCTGAGATCTGATATCATTCAGCTTATCAGTCAGCGACACAGTTTCTTCGATGGCGGTCTTGAGGGCTTTGAGGCCTTCCTCTCTTGCTTCGATGGATTCTGTGATATCTTTGAGATGTTCTTCAAGGTTCTTCAGTTCCGCTTCCGGGTCTCCCTTTGCAGATATCTGCTGTTCTTTGACCTGCACTGCCGTCTTGCCGGATGAATAGTCACGTTTCGCAGATGCAAGAAGTTCCCTTGCGCTCTTCTCCATCACCCCGTAGATCGAAAGGCCGAGCAGGTTGGAGAGTATCGCTATACGTTCGTCTTTCCGGGCTTCAAGGAAGAGTCCGTACTGGTCCTGCATGATCAATGCACATGTCTTGAATGTCATGTAGTCCATACCAAGGACATGCTCGA